AGGAACGGCGTCAATTTGTTTTAACATTATGCGGGATGGAACCACCCTAGCCACCGCCGACGCCAACGGGTTACACATCTACAATTCTGGTGACTCAACAGGCAGCACCGCCAACCAAGCGACTACCCAAATAATCGAGTATGTTTGGGATGGCTTAACCACAGGTCAACATACATTTACCGTGCAATGGCGTGCATTGCTAGGAACCGCAACCGCACCCGTTATGGGCGTGCGGCGCTACGATCAACTCAGTGGACACACGGCGTTTATGGTAGCCGAGGAACTAGACGCATAACGCAAGGTAGTGTAATCTGCCTATGTAAGTCAATCTATAATGAGGGTTTTCAAATGGAAAACTTGAATACAAACGTGATCAACGGCTTGATCGTCATTGCGGGTGGTATCACCCTGTTGTTCGGCGTCGGGGGTGTTGCGGCGGTAATCGCCTTTTTCCGCACCCGCGCCAAGGATTTGGAACGCGCTTATCAATCCACCGACCCCGCCACCCAAGCACACATTTTAGACGTGGTGAATGTGTTGAAGGGCGCGTTGACTGTTGCTAACACCGTAATTGCAAACCTAGCGGCGGTCATTCAACTAGGTGTTGATATAACCGATGGCGACCCCAACACCCCCGCCGACCCAACCGATCCGGCTTCATTGTTAGCGCAAGCGAGTAGACTTGAAGCCAAGGCTAAGATCATCCGCACCACCGCCTTGAATGTATCGGCGGCAACGACTCCCCCCGAACAGAGTTAACCACCAATGCGCGGGTTACCTAAAACGTTCCACCTATCGCAAGCTATCGCCTTACTCTATGCGGGTATGGCGATAGCGACTATTGCAGCACCCAACATGACAATTCGTTGGATGCTGAATAGTTACGGGGTACACGCTGACGCCTTCGTTGTGCTACTGGCGTTAGCTACTGCGATTCTGTTGACTAAACCAAGCACAGGGTGGTTTGTCGCGTGCATGTTGCCGCTGGCGTTTTACATGTTTATGTCAGTATCGGCAACAAGCGCACAAAATAGCCCATTGGTTACAGTCTCCGCCGTATACGCATTCATTATTGTGTCGTTCCCGTTAGCGTACAAACTGTGTAGTGCGGATGGGATTCAATTGCACCACGTTTTCGGGATCGCTATTGCAGTAATGGCTATGGCAATGCTCAGTTCACTCCCCGCCGCCGCTTTGGAATTCATCGAATCGGCATATGGGATCATTACCGTTTCAACGGTGGTGGTGCTACTGATAAGCGCCACCCTGTTGTTGTTATTCCCTTCGGTTCGGTTGTTGACGGTACTAATCGCGTTGATCATGCTTTATTCATCGTCAGCGGCGGTTATATCTGTGCAACGCGGCAACCCAATCGGCTTTTTCATAAACATGATCTTATTCGTGACGGTGTTTTATACGTTGATAAAGCGCCGCCGTTATTTTCACCCGGTGAAACCCGATGAACGATGAACTAATCAAGCTACTGCCAATCGTTGGAACTGTGGTTAGCATCGTGGGTGGGTTAGTTCTCAGTAGGATCGAAGATCGCAAACAAGCGATCAAAGATCGGGCGGTGGATACCAACACCCAAGATTTGTTAAACCAATTCGCCGCCGATACCAAAAAGAAAAGTGAAGAACTTGAAGCGGAAAACGCCCGGTTGTGGGAACGTGTGCGAATAATGGAAGTGACTATACAGAAACTTCAAGCACAGGTGGAATTACTCACAGGTGGCAGCGCTTACGCAATTGAAGGTGATCATGCAATTTTCATGGGTTAATGCTTACGTCAACGCACCCAAGGGGTTGAACTTCCGCCGAAGCGCGGGGTTAGATCGCACGGTGATAACCGTGATCCCGGATCGTACCCCGATTCAGGTATGTGAACAGGTTCAGGATAACGCCGATAAAACGGATTGGATCATGGCGTTGTACGGGGATCGGGTCGGGTTTGTCGCTAAGTCACTGGTAACCCTTGGAACCGTACCGACCCCCAAGCTAATCAAACCGCTATACGTCGGGTTACACGTTGGCGGGAACGGTGACTATGGTGAACTGTTACCGACGTTAAAAACGTTTTGCGATCTCGGCGCACCGATCCCCGCCGTGTTAGTCGTCAGCGATCCGGGGCTGTGCAAACTCATTAAAGAAGCTTCACCCGATACCCTTGTGATCTATCGATGGGTGGCGGGTGAAACCGACCCGATCCCCTTTGCCGCGTTAAATGACGATGGATCGGGGTCGGTGGGTAGTGGTGCGGCGTGGTTCGACTCACTGTATACGCGGCATTCCCAAGCCGTACCCTATGCCGATTTGCACCAAATGTACAATGAAGCGTCATTTGGTGAGAACAAGCAAAACACCACCTATGCGCAACGGGTGGGTAAGTTCGATCTAGAAATGATGCAACGGGCGGATGAGGTCGGGATCAAGGTGACCTTCGGGAACTATATGCCGGGTGTACCCGAAACCCGCCACCTAGAAGCGATGCGCCCCGCCCTATCCTATGCACAGGCGCACGGGCATTGGTTTCTATACCATGCTTACGACTCCCCGGTGGAAAATGACGGCTTTTTCACCATCAACAAGGATGGTATGAACACCTTAACTTACTTTGGGTTGAGAAACCTGTATTGGTTGGATGTGAACTACCCCCGTTTGAATGTGATTTCCGGGGAAACTGCACACTTCCAAGCGCCCCGCTATCGGGGTGAAGCCGATCTTGCTAAGGTGTTACGCGAAATCCAAAAAATGGGTGAGATCGCCAATAGTCCTAATCGGCGGTGGTTATTCTGCTATTGGTTGATCAAGGGTCAAACTCATCGCTTATGGAAAGCCGACGACATTACGCCGCAACTCCCCACCGTTTACACGCCAACCATGAAAACACTAGCGGGGGTGTGATGAATCCATTTGTATTTTTTCGTCAACCTGTTGGAACCGACGCCGAAAATGCAACCGGGGTGGTGTGGTGCGGGTATTGGTTTGATGCAACCGGGTATGCACGGCGTTATCGCATCGGGTCACCCGCCGAAGCTTACCACACGGGCGCGGATTTGAACTGCAATCCACCGGGGCATTTTGACGCCGACAAACTATCGGCGGTGTATTCCATCGGGGATGGTGAGATCATACACGCCGAACGGTTCCCCGTGTGGGGAAACATCATAGTTGCACGCTACGAACTAGAAGACTCGCGGGTGGTGTATGCCCGCTATGCACACGTTGATTCTACCGTTGACGGTAAGTTGATGGTGAAACCGGGTCAACGGGTGAGTAAGGGTGAACAGATCGCACGGGTCGGGAACGGCTTCAACACAATGGCGTATCACCTTCATTTCGATTTGTCCCCGACCAACAGACTAGAGAAATACCCCGCCGATTGGCCTAAATTGGACATGTTCAGGATTAAGCGGGATTATGCCGATCCTAAAATCTGGATGGCTGCACGAACCCCACCCGCCGTGAATTCGGTTCGAATGGTCACAGTTACGGCAAAGGTGCTAAATATTAGGAACTATTCATCGCCAACCGCAACCATCGTGGGGAACTTAAAGCGGGGGGATCGGGTGTGGTTAGTCAACGCACCGCCAGTGGTAAATAAATTCCATTGGCAGCGCTTACAGGGTGAAGCGCCGAACCGATGGATAGCAATCGAATACACCCAACCAGTTGAAGATCAATAAGGGGTTCATATGTTAAGAGTGAACGGGGTTTCGCTTCAAGAATACGACGCCACCACCGGGCGGCGGTTCGTCATTTCGGGCGCAAACGTTGAACTATACCGTGATATGGGTTGCTCATATGTTACGGATGGTCAACTAGCAATCAAAGCGGCATGGGCAGCCAAGATCAAAGCGCTTGGGGTCAACGCGATCCGCCTGAACTACACTTACACCAACCTGACCGGGGATCGGTTGGCAAAGTTTCTAGACTTTGCACAGGAATTCGCAAAGATCGGTGTATATGTGATGATCTCAGATCATCAAATGACAGGTAAAAGCGTTTCGCTTCGTGCCAAGTCTTACCCGATGTTCAAACAATTGATCGAAGGGTTCAGGGCGCGGGGGATCGAAGATTGGTTGATTGTTAACCCCTTCAACGAACCCGGCCCGGATGATAGTCTCGCCAATTGGACATTGGCGCAAAAGGACATTATCACCAACATTCGATCAACCTGTGGTTTCAAGGGTGTGATTGTGTTGGATGGCGGCGGGTGGTCAACCCAATTGAACGTTTCCAACTTCAAAACCGTCATGGCGTTTGATGCGACCCTGACCCCCAATGCAGCGCCGAACGTGGTTCTAAGTAATCACCTTTACCCGAATATCAGCGGGTTAGACGCCAAAATATGGGCGGCGGCGAATCAAATCCCACTGCTTATGGGTGAACTAGGACAAGAAAACCCCGGTGCATCCAGCCTTGATCCGCAATACGTCAAGAATGTGATTGCGGGCGCGTTGAAAACCGGGATACCAGCGGGTCACAATGGGTTGTTCGCTTGGATCATAGGGTGGTGCGATACCAACAAAATGATTGAAGATTGGACTGACCCCGCCGTTGCCTATACCAAGGATTCGCCGTTGAACGCTTACGGGAAACTGTGGGTTGATAACTACTTTTCAAAGGTAGTGACAACGCCGATCCCCGACCCCGATCCCGTTCCCGACCCAACACCCACCCCGACCCCGACCCCAACAGGTTCTTACAAAGTGACAGGAACCATCGGCGGTCAACCTGTTGATCTAACCGTTACCCCGATCTTGAAGTAAGCACCGGGAAACAAAACCGCCGCACCTGTAAGGGTTGCGGCGGTTTGCTTGTTTAGTCAGTAGGGTTAACCCTATCTCCCAAGCGATTCACACTTGGTTATCTTCGTTAGACGAACTGCTAAACAAATTAATCCGTTTAAGGATTATGTCGGGGGTGAAGGATTCAAACCTACATTACTCGGTGCTGCCGCTTGTTTTATCAGTTAAACTACCCCCCGTAACACGAACAAGGGTAGCACAATTTCGCCGCCTGTCAACTTACCGTTAACGGTAATCGAATAACGGCAATTGGTTGTTGGGGATTTCCACCACCTTTTTAACAGATTTTCGAAGGGGTTGATCCATACCCCACAACGTGACAGGTTCACCCCGCCACGCTTGCGCAATGGCAATAGATGATCGGCGGAATGCTTCGATGTTAGCACCCGATTTCTTACCCCCGCCGTTCCATTTTTCACCTTCGGCTTCAACAAGTTGTGGAAAGAATCGATTGGCGGCATAACGCGCCGTTCCCGGTTGCCAGAACTGACAATGTTCATTTGCAAGCTTCATGTGATAGTTGGTATCGGCGCTCTCTACATTGAAGTATTGGGTGAGTCTCATTTGCTCATGGGGTGAACCACCCAACAGGTGAACACCCCACCCGGTAAACTCCCAAGCTTGCACTTCGGTTCCGCCGTAACTAGTCGGTACGCTATACCCCAAGCGAACAGTTTTACCCCCAATTCGGCGGGGTAACTGACGAACCCCGCCGTGAACCTTGGGAATAATTACGACAGTTTCCTGAACCCATTGCGCGGCTTCTTCTGCCCACGACAACACATTCGGCAATTGATCGGGTTCCTCCCAATCGATAACCGTTGCAATGTTAGGGCGGTAATGTTCCAAGGCGCTCATATACCCGGTGCGGTTGGGTGCTTCATATTCTTGATCTGCAAAGTAAGGTTGGAAGTAGACAGGATCGGGAAGCCGACCCCCGTACAACCAACCCGCACCAATCGCGATTTCCGCAAGCACCTTGTTACCCGCCGCGCAATAGATTAAATCGATCATGTTTCATCGATCCGTTGTTCAGCACCGCACGATCTGCAATACTGGTGTTTCCACTGGTGACCCGATGCGAAGGTGATCCATTTGTGTTCACACGGCAACAACTCAAGATGGTAACCGAAGCGCACACATGTACCCCCGCTATCCAAGTCAATCGTATATTGATTGCGGTACACCTTTTCATCGGCGCGGTTGAAGTAGTGATCCGATACACTAACAACCGTACCGTTGCCGTAATTGCACGGGTGCTTGTCATGTACCCGATCCCCGATCTTGAAAATCGGGTCGGTGGGCGGGTGTTTGTAATCGTCAGGTGGCATATATAGAGTGACAGACATTATTCACCCCCAATCGGTTGTTGCCGTTCTAGTCCACAGTGTGAGCAACGTTGAATGTACCCCGGCTTGTTCCGCCACGTGTGTTGCCACAACCCAAACGGGTTGCGTTCACAGAAATCCGCACCGTGTAGATTCAGAACGTTGGGGGGTGCATGGTCGGTGGGGTCGTCAGGATCGAACCCGCTATACTGCACAAAGTATTCGGCTTCGGTGGTCGGGTGGTGCGGCAACAGGAACAATAGTGTTTTGTACCCGACGAACGCCTGAACCGAAGATACATACATTTCTAGAAGCGCATCACCGATCCGCTTAGGTTTGGGATCGTCCCCAAGTATGCCGTATTTCATCTTCATTCCTCATGCTATCTGCTGTTATCAGCGACTATTCCGCCTCGAAATAGTCGTCTTCATCGAAAAAGTCATCGTAACCGATCAAGTCATCATCGGCGGCTTGGTCGAGGATAGCGGCGGCGTTGTGAATCCATTCCTCTTTGCGTTTAGCGGTCGTTGCGTCCCAAGCGCGGAACACCTTCAGAAGTTCATGATCGCTGAATTCAACCCCACGCGCTGTGTACTTCATAATCCGCTTGAATGTGCGTAAGGGGTTATTGATACGTAATACCTTCCCGTAATATGTGCCTGCCGTGGTGTCACATAAAACAGTTTTTAGATCGACGATCAAGGCACGGCACACCCCAAGATCGAACGAGTTGATTACGTCGTCGGGGAAAGTTTTCCACTCTGGAGAGGGGCGGATAATCTGAATCCCTAACTGATTCTCTTTTTCGGCTTTGAAGGTAGTGACAAGCTCATTGCGCTCATCTTCCCAATATTCAGAACCGCGATTGAGATCGTCAACCAAGCTGGCAGCGTCATCATTGGACTTGGCGAAAATATCAATATCGTTTGGCGTCCAAGTCTCATCTAGATAGGAACACGCCCAAGCCGCAAACGATCCAGCGATGTAACCTCGACCATTGATAAAGGTGAGCAGTCGCTCAACTTGATCTTGTCCTTTGTAAACACAGCGGTTTACCCAGTGTAGTTTTACTTGCTCAATGTCACTCATGTTAGATTCCCTTTCCGATAAAGCATCTTATGCGATGGAATTCTAGACCTTTGCCCTAAGATCAACGCCGACCATTTCCACAAAATGGCAGTTTCCCGCCATACGGCTATACACCAGATCACCCAACTGGTGTTTGAGTAGTGCGGGGCGCAAGTTGGTGGTTCCAATGGTAACCATCCGTTGGTTATAACGGGGGTGAAAAATCAAGCGCATCGCTTCAAGCATATCTTCGAACATCACCTTTTCACGGGTTTCAACGCCGATTTCGTCCACTATAAGCACGGTGGCGGCGGCGTAGGGTTTGCACAACCCGGCTAACGGTTGTCCCCGGTATTCATCACCATACATTTCGCGGATCGAGTTGACAAGATCGCGATAGTCCAACCAAGCAACGCTTACACCCATCCGTAAAAAGTGACTATAGATCACATAGGCCAAGGAACTTTTACCCGTTCCCGTTCCGCCGTGAAAAATAACACCGGGGCGTTCTGCGCCGTTGATATTCACTTCATACCCTTCAATGATCGCGGCGGCAGCGCTTACCGCGCTTTGTGCGCCTTCAAGGTGTTTGAACGCATCAATGGTGGTGAAGTGTTTCACATCGTCAGGGATCGTTGATTTCAACGCTTCAAGTCGTTGATTGGCTTTGTTGTTCACTACACAGGAACACGGTTGAACGATTTGCACCCAAGTTGGGTACTTAAAAAGCCGTGCAAGTTCGCCGGGGGATAGACGCGATTTGTACTCAACAACTTCACCCGTACCAAGATCGATAGTTCGGCTATATTCAACGGGTTGTTGCGTCACAGGGTCAATGGTCAGGAATGTGTCAACTTTGAGAACTTCACCAGTGACTTGGTTTTCAATGCCGTTCAGATACCCGGTATCATGACATTTTTCACACATGATAGTTAGTTCCTTTTCTTACCGCGTGTTATCTCGGCGGGTGGTTTAGTGGGTTCAGGGGTTAACGCTTCGGTGGAGTCTTCACCCGCACGGAAACGCGCCCACACTGACACAACGGTGTATGGTTCTGGTAACTGTTGTTGTTTCCCGCGCCAATCCTTGGTTTTCCACCACTGGCGGAACTCTCTTAAATCGTCTAGGGTCAAGGAACGCTTTTCGTAAGCGGTAAGCTTGTTCAACGCACCCACCATTGTTGATGCGTTCAACTCCCAAGCGTTTTTGTTCCCATAGCACACGATAGCAAAGGCATTTTTCACGTCGTCAGACGTGGGAAAACTGATCTTAGTCTTAGATGATCTTGATTTACTAGACTCCTTAGAAGACTCTGATTCTTGTTTAGGTAAAGATTCTTTACCATCAAGATTCTTTACTTTTGATAGTAAAGATTCTTTACTTTGAGTGTCACCGTTGAACGGCAACGGTGCGAAATACAGGTAACGGATCGTTTCCCCTTCCCATTGCAGCACCCCGGTTAGTTGATACACGTTCAGGCGCGGGGGTAGTTTCTTTTCGTCGTCAACCCGTAAGTTGAAGGGGACGATCTCAATTGCGCCGTAAGTCTGTAGCCAGTGAATCGCCTTGATCACCACAGGTTTACTGATCGTCGTTTTCTCGGCTATCTTGTCCATTGAAGGCCAACACCGCAACCGAATGTTGGCACGCAACAACAGGTGAAACAACACGCCGACTCGGTGTTCCTTGTAAAGTTCAGGGGGTGCATTCAGGGCGTGATAATCTAGTGTACTCATTGATCCTCTTATGCGGTTTCCGCTAGGGTTTCAGCGGGCGTTTTCCCGCCATTTTATCAAAAAGCTATCCGAATAGGTTTTGATGAAAATAGGCGGCAAAAACACCCCTTTTAGAACGTTTCTTACTCACCCCTGAAAATGATCTGTTCATCGGCGTTGAATTGCGCGGTGCATTCATCACAGAGAACATGGTCAGGGGACGCCGGACAGCCGCAGTATTCACAGGTGTGTTCAGTGACCAACGTGATCACCACCTGTTGCACCACCCGATCCAAAGCTTCGGCGGTGGCGGTCATATCCAATACGTTGTTCGTCATGTGAACGTAAACGGTTGCTAGGCGTTGCCGCTTGGCTGCAACCGCTTCAACGGCGTTGCGTTTCGCTTGACGCCGAAGGAACCCCGCCGCCGAAATCAGATCGGCAATCGTGGGGTTGGTGCTGAAAAGTTGTTGAAGGTAGTTCGGGTTGACCATCGTTAGTGACTCCTAGTGCAGTTTGTCAAGCTAAAAAAATGTTGATCTCGGTTTGCTTAATGTCCCTGACCCGTTGGCGGGGTGCGGGTCGCACCAATTCCTTGATCGCGAACATAGCCTTGACTTGGCTATCATCCTCCCACACCAACCCGGTTAAGGCGTCTAGTAGAACCTTGGGGTGGTTATCTACGTCCATTGTAGTATCAACCCCGATCCTGAACCGAATTGATACACCCACAACGGCGGGGGTGCAATACCAACGGGGGTGGGTGGCTTGATGGCCTTGGAACGCAACAGCCGCCAATGTCTTGAAACGTTCTGACGCGGCGGATGGATAGTGATTGTGTCGGGTGCGGATCATGTAATGGTTAACCGATGGTGGCACGTCGGGAACGATAAGGGTCAGATCGGGGATCGTGTTCAGGAACCGATCCAGCCACATAGCCGTTAAGGTGTTCATTCGGTTTCCCTGTTACCGTTATCGGTAGATTGTTCGTCGTCAATGGCGGGAATAATCACCCGTTCCATATACACGTAACGGGTTGCGCCTACATCGTGCAGGGTGGTGGAAACCGCAACAATGCGGTAACCCTGTTCGCCGTATTTATTCAAATCCCTGTCGGTTGGTGATTGCAGAGTGACATACTCATATCTAAATTGCATCGGTTCATCCTTTTCTTACATCGGTTACTTAATCGGCTTCTGCATTGCGCGTTGCATCGCTGACTCGGATACCCCCGCCGTTGCCGCCGCGAGTCGGTACGGCATACCGTGATTAGGGTGTTCCGCCAACCATGCCCGCGCTTTGTCTATTGGTTTGTCTGGTGTGTTTTGTCTGGTGTTGCGGGTTGTCTGTCTGTCGGATAAGGTGAACTTACCAGAAATCACCAACAGTGCTTTAGCGAACTGTATAGCGGTATCGGCGGAAGCGTGAAACCATTCGCCGTTGCTTCGGCTTGCGTGCATTAATTCATGCAGCAGTTTCTCAAGTTGTTGCGCCACCGACGAGTCAACGCATTCAATCAAGAAAACCAAAGTGATAGCATACGGTGAATTGTTTTGAAGTTCACCAAGCCGACGTTGGGGATCGGTGCTTATGCCGATCTTTATAAAATCGACATTCAGACAAGATGCAATGTATACGTAACACATCGATGTTGACCTTTCATCGTTGACCGTTGGTTGATTGGTCGGGGCGGTGGTCAACCGCCCATTCGGGAGCTACCCTAGACCAATTGCGAGTATAACGCCGTTCGCCTGTCTGTCTAGTCGTCTGTCTGTCTGTCGAATTCTTTGCGCACGGTGTTAACCGTATCCTTGCCAACCCCTAACTTGGCGGCAACCGTTCGAACATCAACAGACAGATCGCCGGGGTTGTCTGTAAAGTGTTGTCTGACTAATGCCGCCTTGTTTCCCTTTGCTTTGTCTGTTGTCTGTCTGTCTGTCTGTCTGTCGATTGGGATAGAACCGCCCATCGGCTGACGCGGCAGCAAAGCGGGTGAAGTTAACGCGGGGGTCAGGGGTGCGGGTGCGGGGGTCGGGGGCTGCATACTCGCTTTGCGCACCTGTGCATAGTACCCATTGATCACATTGGCTGCACGTTCGAACCCGATTAGATCGATCTTGTTATCCCCTGTTGCAAAGGTGGAGTCTTCCAACAGGCGGGCGCGACTTGCAACGAAATGTGACGTGGTGGCGGAAATCGCAAGGATCGCAACAGTGTTTACAATGCCGATTGTCCAACTTGCGAATTCCTGTAACGAACTGGTGGTGATGATCGCGATCATCGCTTCGAACCACGTTCCCTTGTGACCTATCACTGTGTGTGCCATTGACCCATAAAGCGCGGTGATCACCACCCCGGATTGAATCACCCGTTGGTAGAAGATCAACTTTTGGGCGGGGGTGGTTTGCCGTGCTTCCCAAGCTTCACCACCCAACCCAAGCTTATAACGCCAGTTACGGATCATCAGCCGAAGTGACCATTGGTAGTTCAGGGGTTCGGTGTATCCGGCTTCGCGTTCAACGTAGAAGCGCACAAACTCCAAAAAGAACACACTAGCAACAGTGACAATCGAGATCAACCCCGCCACGATGGGACTAGTTTCAATCGCGTTCAACCCGGTGATCACCCGTAAGACTTCGGCGGTTAGTGCTGCAAACATGATCACCGACGCCAACCCGTTCACCGCGAACAGCTTGATAAGCGCCATTGACCAATTACCGACCTTTTGAACCGAGTCTTGAAGCGCGGGATAGCGTTCAATGAACCCATCAACAAAGCGTTGCAGCCGACCCTTGCGGGCGTTCGCTTGCGCGATCCGTTCCCGTTCGGCGTCCATTGCCGCGAGTCGGGCGGACTCGGCTTGTTCAATGATTGCGGGGGGTGGTGGAAACCCACGTCTAGAAACAAAATCTAGTGCTTGATCGTATACGTTCGTTGACATTTTTCTGCATCCTTCGTGTGTAGTAAAAAAGCCGTAACGCGGTTGTTACGGCTTGCGAACCCGATGGTTGGTCGTTGTTACTTGGCGACCATGATAGTTAGCCGCACCGACCCATTCAGGGTGCGGGATTTTAGAAGCGCCTTCAACGCGGCGGGTAGTTCCCCGGCGTCGTCTGTCATGGGTTCAAAAATCGCATCACCAACGTGAATGAATTCGAACGTTCCGGCTTCAACCCATGTGCGGGTGTCAACCTTTTCTTCATCGTCCCCGGCGTCGTCCCCTTCACCCTTCGAACCCTTATCGTCACCCGCACCCGCCGCTTCATCAACACCCTTTTTGATTTCCTGAATACGGGCGCGTAATTCAGTAATGTTCTTAATCTTGCCCGCTTGCATTTCAAGCAACAAACCGTTGCGTAGCACAGGGTCAAGGCTTGCCGCTTCAACGTGTGCAGAAATGGACACACCATACACACGTTGATCGATGGTGTAGCGCTTCAAGGTATTCATGCGGTTGTACAGGGTTTGATCACTCAACCCGGTTTTTTCCGCCCATTGGACGTATGACTCGCCGTAGTGTTCTTCACCGTACCGCGCCCAATCGTACCCCGACCAATCCAACCCCCGGCGTGCAATGTCCATTGTCGCGCCGAAGCTTGACCAATCTTCAAAGGTGGGGTCACCTTCAATGCGCAACCCTAGTGCTGTGATCCCGAACTGACGGCTATCAAACAACGCTTTGCCGACGTTAGAAATCACGTCAGGGAGATTGTTAGATGACCCGACCCGTTCAACTGTGGCGGGTGCGGCGGTTGCCTTACTCGCTTTACCCTTTTTCACGGGGGGTGGTTCGGCGGGGACGTGGTTAGCGTTCTTTGCCGCCTTTGCCGCCGCCTTTTTCTCGGCTTGTGCTTGCTTGACGTGCTTCAAGCTTTCCACCCCGGCGTTGTGCGCCTTTTCTAGTTCGGCGTCACGTTCGGCTTGGGTCATATCCGCCCAAGCTTTGATCGTCCCTGTTGCCGAACCGTTATCCGCCAACGCCTTGGATTTCTTACCCTTTTTCACCGGGTCGGGGGGTGGTGCAACAGGTTCGAAGGTGGGTTCAATGCGCGGATCATCGGGGGGAACCTGTGAGTCGTCGGGGGTGTATGTCAGTTCGGCAACAGGTGCGGGGGTTTCCGCTAACGCCGCCGCTTCGGTAACTTCGGCGTAATCTTGTTCGTCGGCTTCGATCCGTGCTTCGGTTGCCGCGTTGTCGGTGATCTGTTGATCGATCATTGCTTCGATCATTTCGTCGGGGTTTTGCACGGGTGCGGGGGTCGTTGGTTCACCAACGGGTTTCTTGGTTGATTTCTTGGCAGTGGTTTCCTGTTGTTGGAACTTGGACATTGGCATTTTGGGGGACATGGTAGAAGCGACTCCTTGAATGAATTTTTACCGTCAACGGTAAGTATAAACGGTAAATTGACAAATTGCAATAGGCGAATAGAATTATGGTATAATGTCACAAGGATTAATAAGGATCACACATGAGAACATGTTACGGCGTGCAGATTAGGCGACCCCGCGATCTATCCTTGATCTTGCGGCGGATCGCATCTAAGCGGGGGGCGGGAAAACCCTATGTGGTGGCGGATTTGTTACGCGATTGTTTAATCGCTTACACGTCCAACCACGCGGTGTTTTCGAAAACGTCAGCGTTCGAAGGAAACGATGAAACAACGGTATATGTAAGGGGGTTATCGGCGGAACACCAGTTTTTTATTGACTTGGCGGAATCTCAGAACATGGGCTTAGGTCAACTTCTAGAATCCGCTATCGTGTTTCATTGCGGTGAAGATATTGAACGGTTACGCGCAAAGGATAGGTGATCTATGTTGATGGATTTTCGCACATGGGTAACGGTGATTGCGTTCGTGGTGGTGGTCGGCGGGCTGGCGTTGTACGTTAGCATAAAAATCCGGGAGTCAATGTGGTGGTTGTTCCTGTCTGAGAGTCAACGGCGGGATTTCGTTTTCGCGGTGGTGATCATACCAACCGCGATCTTACTGGCGATTTTGTTGTTAGCCGGGGGTCAGGGGTGAATCATGGCAATCAAGGGACGAACGGATCAACCAAGCGACAAAAAGGGTTACCCGTTGCTTGGGCGCATCTATAAGGGGACGCCGAAGCGCAAGGTAAAACGCAAATCCGATGGTAAAGAAGTAGAGATCATGGGACAAGATACCGATGAATTCAGGGTTGAATTCGAACTTGGGAAAATTGAGAAACCCACCGCCGAAGAAACGATCCTATTGCAGCACTACAAAGATCAATGGGTGCGGGTATATGGTGAACGTCCCCGCCGCTTTGACGATGTAAGGTTGTATTTCCCGACCCCGGATCGCGCTATGGAGTCGTGGTTCGAACAGTGGGATAACCGGGGGTTGGTGACCCGGTGCAACGGTGAAACAAAACAACGGTGGTGGGATGATCGAGCCAAGCGCTACAGTAACGAACCTGCCGCTTGTCCCTTTGCAGCCGGGGGGGTGTGTGATTGTTCCCCGGTGGCGCGTATCCCGATCATACTCATGAAGTTTTCGTTGCTTACCGGGATCATGGGGTACTTCCAACTAACCACCCATAGCAACAACGACATTGACAACTTGCACGCCGCAATGTGTGAAGTGTTCAACGTCACTGGTGATTTAACCAAGGTGGTGTTCAGTCTAACCCGTGTTCCAACGGCTTTGGGGTTCGTTGACGAAAAGACAGGTGAACGCGGTAAAGTGACTAAATCCCTGTTGAGTCTGTTCGGCGGGCAACAGTACACCCAAAAGTATCTTGTCCCCCCGGATCATCGTCAGGAATACGCGGCAATGCTGGCGGGTGGTGACGATGAAACCCCGCGCATTGCAGCATCAAAACCCCCCGCCGTTGAACGGTTCCCGATGATCCCGGCGTCCACCCCACACCCTGACGTTGACCCGGTGATAGTAGAACAAGGGGAACCCGACCAACCACCACCGCCGCGCCCAACCCTGACGTTAAAAAACATGAAGGTGCGAACCGCTTTTATTGTGCTATCCACCCCGCTTGGGTTTGATGCGCACGATATACTTGAAGTATGCGGGGTTTCGGATTTCAACAATTTGGAATGGTACGAAACCGCAGAAGCGTTAGGGATCGAAATCGAGCCACCCGCCGAATTATGGGAGAAATTGAAATGAACACCATCCCGCTAGGGTTGACCATTGAAGAACCTGAACCCCCCGATATATGCCCGGATTGCAACAGACCATTCAACCGGGTCACTGACTACTTCAACCGGGTGATTCGTCCAAGTGCAACCCTGAACATCTATCGTTGCAAGAATTGTAAGCACTACATCTATCGCTATACGTTCCCCGATGGGAACACAACCGAAGGTCAACCCGATGAACCCCGATGATATTCTGACCCTGACCCAAGCGGCGGAACAATACCCGGATCGGGGGGTCAACCGCAAGCAAATTGAACGGGCGTGTAAGCGGGGGGAACTGGCAACAGTGACCCCCAAGCCGACCAAACGCCACCGCAAACAACCGAACGCGGGTGCGCCTGTGAAGTACCGGGTGCGGCGGGCAGCGTTCGAAGCATGGTTAGACTTGCGTGATATTCCCGATGGGTATACACGGGTTGACCACGCCGCCGAACTGTGCAAGATCAAGGAACGGGTGCTTTATGATGCAATCAAGGCGGGGTTGGTTCCCGCCGTGCGGCGTGACTATCGCTATGGTCAACACCCGCGAATCTATGTGAAGGTTGACGACGTTGAACACTGGCGTGATTCACGCGGGGTGCGGGTGTATAGAACATCCGCTTGACAAATTGCGCTATGTGTCCTATACTCACCTGTAAGGGCTGAATTCTGCGCCCCTTCACCGTGTGTACATTCGGCTAGGCAACCCCTAGCCGAAGGTGTTTTAAGGCTAGAACATGACTACTAAGAAACCACCTAAGCCGACCACCGCGCCGACCCCCTTTGTTGAAGTTGTGAGCATATCCGAAATTGTCCCCGACGATAAGAACGTCAACTTGGGATCGGTGCGGGGAACCGCCATGATCGAAGATAGTTTTAGTGAAGATGGTGCGGGACGTTCGATCCTGTTAGACAGGAACCGCCGTGATATTGCGGGCAACAAAACCCTTCAAGCGGCGGTGGATACGGGGATCGAACGGGTGATCATCGTCCACACCCAAGGGAATGAACTTGTTGCGGTGCAACGTGACGATGTTGATTTAGACAGTGAACGCGGGCGGCGTATGGCGATCCGCGATAACCGATCTGCACAAGTTAGTATCAATTTCGATCCCGATATGTTGAAGGGGTTATCAACCACCGTTGACCTAACCAAAATGTGGAATCAGGATGAACTAGACGCTATTTTCAAGCGGGTTCCCACCTTTGATGAACTTGAAAACAAGCACGGCGCGGGCAAAGCCGACGATCTGTTCGTCAACATTTCCTTCAAGGTTTCCCCTTCAACCCGAACCGCCTTTATGGGTGTTTTCAACGCTGCGGCGGGGGTCACCGACGATGAAAAAATATTAACCATCATTGGCAACCTGACCGGGCCTAAACGAACGGCAAAAAAATGATCCCGCATATTCTTATGTCTTACTTCTACTTGCGCGGGGTCAACCTTGAAGCAAAGCTTACTAAGGCGTTCGGGGATCACCGCCCTGATTTCTTTGCTGATAGTGGTGCGTTCACTGCATTCATGAAGCACACGCCGATCAATCTGGATGAATATGCGAAATGGTTGCACGCAAACAAGCATCATTTCGCCGTCTATTCGAACCTAGACGTGATAGGGGACGAAATCGCCACAACAGGCAATCAGAACGCGCTAGAATCGATGGGTTTAACCCCCTTGCCAGTGTTTCACATCACCGCCGATTTGCGCTATTTAGATGCGCTTCTAGAACGTTACGCTTATATCGCTATCGGGGGGTTGGTTCCCTATCTCACCCGACCCAACACCGTTATGCCGAAGCTTATTCAATGCTTCAAGCGGGCAAAGGGTCGGGCGGTGTTTCACGGGTTCGGGGTTTCGAACTGGTATCTACTCAAAGTTTTACCTTGGTATAGCGTAGACTCCACTAGTTGGATTGCCGGGGTTCGCTTCGGCGGGTTGTATATCTTCGATCCGCACCGCCGCGATTTCTTTGAATTCCAAGTTGGGAGTTCGGCGGCATACCAATATGCACCCTTGATTCGTGAATATGGGTTTGACCCCCAAGATTTTGTTGATCGCAAGCGCAATACAAGGGCGTTAAGTGCTGCATTATCCGCCGCAAGCTATCACCGGGCCGAACAGTGGATAAGGTCGCTACATGGTGCTATTATCCGCCCCGATGCACCCGAAAAGGTAGGGTTGAAGCTTTACCTTGCGGATGTAGATTTCCGGGCGTTTACCGTTGTTCACAATAGGAGCCTTGAATCATGAGTGATAAAAAAGCCGTTGTTGTCTTGTCGGGTGGGTTGGACTCCACCGTTCTAGCCTACTTCATGGCAGATCAAGCGTATGATCTGCATTGCGTTTCCTTCAACTATGGGCAGCGCCACGCCAAAGAATTGGAATTCGCCGCGAAAACTTCACAAGCATTGGCAGCGAAACACACGGTGGTTGACCTGACCAACATCACCATGTTGCTTGGAACTTCAAGCTTGACCAATCCAGATATACCCGTTCCCAATGGTTGGTATAGCGATGAAACCATGAAGATCACGGTAGTTCCTAACCGTAACATGATCATGATCGCGATTGCGGGCGGGATCGCGGTGGCGGAAAAAGCCGAAAAAGTGTGCATGGCGGTACACGGCGGGGATCACTTCATTTACCCCGATTGCCGACGTGAATTCATCACCGCCGCTAATGATGCACTATTTTGGGGTAACGATGGGTTTGCACCCCTTGGTTTCGAACTGCACACGCCGTTTTTGTTCGCTAACAAATCATTCATCGTGAATGAAGGTCACGCTTTGGGGGTTCCCTTTGCCGATACATGGAGTTGTTATAAAGGCGGGGAACGGCATTGTGGGGTGTGTGGCACGTGCAACGAACGCAAAGAAGCCTTTGCGATAGCCGAAGTAGACGATCCCACCGATTATGAAGTGAAGGGATTCACCCGTGTACAAGATAAGTAAAACCTACACGTTTTCAGCCGCGCATCAACTCGATTACTTGCCCGATGGTCACCCGTGCGCAAGGTTGCACGGGCATAATTATGTTGTTGAAGTGATCCTTGAAGCGGGGGAAACCAACACAAACGGGTTCGTGTTAGATTTCAATGAATTGGATGCGGTAGTCGCGCCGATTGTCGCACTACTTGATCACCACGATCTGAACTATGTGTTGGAATTCAGAACCACGTCAGAAAACCTAGCCGCATGGTTTTTTAGGCGCATCAACAGCCATTTACAGGAACTTTACGGTGAATCTATCTCGGCGGTACGGGTATCCGAAACCCCCCGTACATGGGCGGAGTACAGACCAAATGATAATTGATGATATGCCCATCAACGAACTACCCAACCCCCTGTTGATGGTTTCCGAAGTATTCAACAGTTTTCAGGGTGAAGGGCGCAACATCGGCTTGCCGTCAACGTTTCTTCGGTTGGCTTACTGCAATTTGGCGTGCAAGTGGTGCGACTCAAAATATACGTGGGATTGGCAGCATTTCCACCCAAGCGAACAAGTCAAGCGCCTATCGCTTTATGACGTGGCCCGGATGCTAGAAGCTTGGGATACCCCCAACGTGGTGATCACCGGGGGTGAACCAATGCTGCAGCAAAAGAACCTTGTGAAGTTGATCGATCTTCTCACACAGGAACGATCCCTATCACCAGTGGGTAACCCTTGGCGTCACTTCGAAATCGAAACGGCGGGGACAATCCCACCCAACGAACGGCTAGAGTCGCGGATCGATCTGTTCACCGTTTCGCCCAAGCTTATCAACAGTGGGAACCCGGAACACAAGCGCTTTAACGCCACCGCTTTGGAACGCTTCGCAATGCTGGCGACTTGGAACAAAGCCGTGTTCAAATTCGTGGTTGTCAACGACTCAGATTTCTATGAAATCGATGAAATTGTGCAAGGGTTCGGTATTCCCGCGCATTCAGTGTATATCATGCCCGAAGGGGTGGAAATGGGGACGATCAACGCCCGGTTCCCCGACCTGTTGAAATACGTCATGAAGCGCAATTACCGCTTCACCACCCGCTTGCATATTGCCGTGTTTGGCAACGTCAGGGGGGTGTAATGAGCCTAAAGCCAACCACCCCGATTGTTGATGTAGATAGGGTTGCCGATTTGACGCGGCAACTATTGATCGCTATCGGGGAAAATCCAGAACGCGCCGGGTTGAAGGATACCCCCGCACGGGTCGCTAGGTTCTGGCGTGAATTTATGAACCCCGAACCCGCCAACCTGACCACCACCTTTGTTGAAGCACTAGACGGCGATCAGATTGTGATTGTGTCAGGTATGCGGGTGTGGTCACTGTGTGAACACCACCTGTTGCCGTTCTGGTGTGATGTGAGCATTGCTTACCAACCCAACCTTGGGAAGATTCTAGGGTTATCCAAGTTCGCCCGGATTGCCGAACTGCACGCCCACCGCTTACAGGTTCAGGAACGCTTGATCTCAGATACCACCGATACAATAATGCAACTCACAGGTTCATCCAACGTTGCGGTGGTCGGGGTCGGCTTGCACACTTGTATGGTTATGCGGGGGGTGGAAAAGGTGGGGTTAATGACCACGATAGATGCGCGGGGGAAGTTCAAAGGGGATCAAGCGACAATCAACACCCTGTTGAACACCCCGAATCGTGCGCCCTGACCGCCGTTTTACCCCCTTGTTGCAACTTTAGGTGTGATTAGGGGGTGCGAATTGCTATCGTTGGATTTTGACCCCTTTTGGCGCGTTCTACCGATAACGGTAAATCGGCAACAAAAAACCCCGCAAGTGAAGTTCAGGCGGTTCGTTCAGCTAGGGCTTTCGCTACTGTGACCACGAACGAATACAGTTCATCTGACCCGGTGTAATCAAGTTCGGATAGTTGATCATAGAATGGGTTGGTGATAAGCACCCCTTCAACCACCCGACTCCGCCCGTGTTCATCGATAACATCCCACACGGCGTATTTATCATCTAGGTTGGTTCCCCGTTCAGCAAGCGCCCTAGCCGAAGCGTAAACCAAGCTAAGTTTATGAGTGTTCAGGGGGATCGTATTGGCTACCCTGTCGGCAATCCGTTGTGTGAGTTTACCTTGGAAGTTCGCGATTTCGATCAACCCCGCCCAAGCGTTGTGTACACCGCGCCGGATGGTCATATCGTTAATGGCTGCACGGCAATCGCGCAAGGTGGGGATCGGGTCAGAATAGCCGTATGGGTCAGATAAACTGTACATAATCCACCCGCCGCCGTCCCCTTCAAACTGAGTGATGTTGAAGGTTTCACCCAAAATTGTGGTGGTGTATAGTCCGGCGCACTTACGGGTTAGCTTGATTTTCACGGTGGTTAATCCTGTGTACTAAACTCAACTTATGACCTTAATTCTAGTCGTCTATTGCAGACTGTCAAGGGGTCAAGTTACCGATAGACAGTAACAACCCCCTAACAATAGGGGGTTGTGATGGGTCGGGGGGTTACCGTTGACGGTAACTATTTCGCGAAAACGTGGTGAAGGTAGACATAGAGAAGTTCGTCAGGCAACACCAGAAACATAGCGTTGTGCCAGATTTCATATTCCCCATTGGGTAAAACGATCTTGGTTCCCACGTCGGGGTTCTCGCTATTCTCGATTGTGTCAGGGGTGATCTTGACGATGGTTCCAACCGTGATCATGTCACCAGTAACCGCCGAAACTGCATGACGGAATAGCTTAGAAATTTCAAGCACCACGTCCCCCGGCTTGGGGCTGATATGCTTCACATAGTCAACGTTGCTAAGTTCGAACGCATACCGCTTACATGCCTGAACCCACCCTTGCACGGTGATCACGCCGATGGGATCGTAAATGTGCGGCGGGATCGGGTCGGGGTCAACCGCTTTGTATTGACCGGGTGGGTTGATGTGACCTTCGATGATCACGGGTCGGTTGCCTAGTTTGTCGCCTGATTTCTTCATGGTTTCGCGGTTCCTGTCTTGAAAGCTAACACAAGGTTGGTGATAGATGCGCATAGGTAAGCGCGGGGGATTTGATCGATGGATCGAATGTCGGCGCGTAAGCTATTCAACCAGCTATCGATCAAGCCGTCAGACCACCCCGCCACCAGTTCGGCGGGGTCGGCGTTCGAAGCAAGTAATTGTTGGGCGGCGGTGTTGAACCCCGGTACATCTTGCAGCATACCCAAGTCATACCCGTGTGCGTAGTCGGTTTGCGGTTCGGTGGTCATTCAGATTTGCCCATGTGTTGGTAAAGCGTTTCATAAATCGGCATATCGCCTTGGGCGGGTTTGCCAGAATTGCGCATGGTGACGTAGGTGTACACGGTGGCGGCGAACTTGAAGTAATCGCACATCACCCGATCAAGTTCGATCCCCTGTTCGGCGGTCAGGGTTGAAGGGAACCGAAGCTTGGATAGGACATGAATCGCGGGATCGATCAAGGATAGCTTATCCGACCACAACGCCACGCTATCGGGGTCAATAACGCCGTTGGTGACCGCCTTGGGTTCGTTACCCTGTTGCAACCGCCGAAGGTTCAAAATGATGGTGGAACGCACCGCGATTAGTTGAACCCGTGCGCTTGGGAGAATACGCGGGGTAGTATCGGGGGGTGGGGTGAACCGATAGATGGTTCGTGCTTTGGGTAGAACCAAGCGCTTGCGGTGATCTTCGGATGTGTACACAGTGATGTAGGTATCCTGAACATCGATTTTATACGCTTTGTCGCACGACTCAGCGGCGGCTAGGCTATGCGCCGATAGGACGAACCGATCCCCTAGGCATAGGTCGGCGGCAACGATCCGGGTGAACTGATTGTTAATCTGCATAGTGAGACTCCTTCAAGTGTGTCAAAGAAACAATAGAAGCCGACCCTTGCGGATCGGCGGCGAATTCAGGCGTTGAAGCGTGCAAGGTAAGCATTCACGGCGTTGACGCAATGCACCCAATCCATATAGTCAAGGTGGTGCAAGATCAAGGATTTCAACTCGATTTCGTTGATCCCCAAGCGGCGGTTGCCGTGATCCGTGTGTTCAAAACAAGCATCCTGTAGCAACAGGGCGGCAACTAGGGCGTCATCGGCGGGCATATGTTCGTCAAACATAGCCGTGATAGCTTGGTAGTCAGCGTTGTTGTAAGCGGCGGTATAGCGTTCGTGGTTGATTGCAGTAGCGTGAAACATGGTCGTTATCCTTTTACCGTTAACGGTAGATTAGCAGTTTACAAAGCGAGTAATGAGCGCCAAGGCGTCGGCGGGTTGGTTCATCACCAGATCGTCAGTAACGAACAGGACTAACATAGCTTGGGCTAGAAGTTCATCCTTGTCTTGCTTGTCGCGGGCGTGCCAGTACCCCCCCGCCCCTTCGATCCCTTTGCCGTCAGCCGTCATGAAATCAACGATGTAACGGGTTGACCCAAGGTTGACAACCACCTGACGTTGATAGCTAACGCCTAGTTCGTCCAACCATGCTGCAATCTGGCGTTCTGGCTTCGAAGGGTTCTCTAGTTGGTACTTAATAACCGCCTTGATTGCAAAATCTTCACCATACTTTTGGGCGCAAACCTTGAAGCCTTTTTCCGATGCTTCATGACGTTGACAATCGCCACATTGCCGATTTTCAACAACCGCGTTGCGGGCGTCGTGAAGCCGTAGGTGCGTTGTGTGTCCACAACGGCAATTCACGCGGTAATACTTTTCCTTGCGTGCGCCGTTTTTACGCGGTTTGCGGATGAATTCAGACATTTCAAGGGTGGTGCGGGTCGGTTGAATGCTCATAATTACCTTCTTTCACTGTGTACACCCTTAATTATCACCACGTATTGCAGTTTGTCAAGGGGTCAGAATAACGAACTTCTATCGATCCTAGCCGTAATTGCGTGCTACAATGCGGAAAATGTTGGATAGTGTTATCCAAGCCAACGGACTCCCAAAGCGAAACTAGAGCGAGGTAACTATGGCGGATGTGTTGATCGGTATGGGGTCAGAGAATACCCCGGTGGTCATTAGAGACGGTTCGATCCTTACCGTTGATCGTGGAGTCAGCGGCGCATTGCCAGATCGGTTTGTCCACCTTGGTAGCGAAAACGTGGCGGTGCGGGTAAGGGACGGCGCACTAGTTACGTGTGATTCCGCTGTTCGCGGGGTAACCGGGGATCAATTCGTTCACATCGGTGAAGAAAACAACGCCTTGACTGTTCGTGATGGGTGCATAGTTGCGGGATCGGCAACATCGGGTGATTACGCATACATTCATTGGCGGGTTGGTAGATTTGTGTTTATCCTCACCTTACGCGGCGGCGTCGTGATGGGCGGGTTGGGGAGTAGCGTACCTCCGACCATTGATATTGACTTCACCGCACTCTCAGATGGTGCGTTGCCCGCAACGCTAACGGGATCGACGTGGACAATCAGCGGAGGTGCGGCGGTTAATACGCCGTCGCTGGGTAGCGAGATGTTGACCGATCCCGGCTTAGAGGCAACCTACACGGCGGGCAAGTGCGACACGCTGACGAACGCGCTTGGTACATGGACGTTAACGCAATCCGCAGACGTGCATGGCGGTAGCAAAGCACAGCAAATTTTACCTGCTAGTGCTAATGGCGCGTTGGTGTGGACGCCATCACCAAGCGTCACGCTTAATCAATGGTACGAAGCCAGCGTGTGGGCAAAACGTACGGCTGGCACCAACGGGCAGATGACATTTCAGACCGCGAGCACAAGCCAGAAGCCAGTCAATATATTCCGACTTTTGACAGATGCTGCGTATGCGCAAAAGCGCGTGGTGTTTCGTGCAGGCGCAAATGCCTCATTCTCGCATTATTTCCTTAACACAGGCACATCGTACGATACCGTGATCGTGGACGATGGCTCAGTGAAGCCTATCACCTTCAAAGACATGTTAGCGTGCAATGCTAATCCACGCCCAGCGGGGTTGCGTGTGCGTGGTGGTGTAAATCTCAGTGAAGGCGTGGTGGGTGTTGCTTCACATATAGACGATCCGACCAACCCGACCAACGGTATTTTCTTCTACATCTTCCGTAGCAACCAATACTACTACAAGGTAGTAGAGAAGGTCGTCAATGGCACATGGTCAACGGTTATCGCGGCGGGCGATCCGCAATCTTACTCTAGTTACGTCGCCAATAAAATTATGGAGATCAGGCCGGAGGGCAGTAACGCATGGTCGTTCTGGTACGATGGCGTGCAATACAGCACCAATCAGACGATTAGTGATGCCAGCATTATAAGTAATCACTATTACTCTCCATTTGCCGCTGGGGGGTCGCGCCTTGCAACCTTTTTTTGTGGGTAACACTACCAATTACAAGATCGGCGCGTTCGGATCGTCTATCACCGAGCCTAGCACGAGCTATGCATGGCTGGTCAACGAGTGGACGAAAACGCATTATCCGAGCAAGGTTGTCACGTTCCTGAATCAAGCGATCTCAGGTCATTGGCCTTGGTCGAATAACATCCGCTACAACGCGCAGCTACACACGCAAATTAGCGACATCTACCTGACTGACTTTCGCATCGTCAATACGGGCAGAGATGATCGCGCCCTCGAAGCGCTAGTACGGCGTATCTATACAGATAATCCGCGTGCAGTGATTGTGTCCCCCATCATTCCAGAAGACGCCGACTCAAACGGGGTGATTGATAGCTTGAACGCCCTAAACACTGCTAACGCAACGCTAGCGGCGCTGTACGGTGTGCATCTCATAGATTATCGCCAGTACGTATTAGACCGCATTACGGCGGGCGATGCGCTCTCGGTGTGGATGGCTGACGCTATTCATCCAACAGTAGTGGGGCAGGCACAGATCGCCAGCATGATCGAATCCGCGATCCTCGCGAATGGTTGGCTCAACGGCGAAGACCATAGCGTACTGCCAGCACGTATCTATGATGATGGTGAGTACGAAAACACGCCGACGCGTAAGCTAGGCACGGATTACGACAGCAAAACAGGCTGGACGATCAGCGGGTCGCAAATCAGCAGCAGCACGAACGGGCATATCGTGACGTACTCAGCGACATGCTCTCAGTTCGGACTGTACGACTCGTCGTCAGGCTATGTCAATCCGAATGTGGATATTAGCATTGACGGCGGTGCGTATACCACTAACCAGACCTTGACGCATAACGGATGGTACAACACAGCACTGAGTTATGGAGCGCACACGATTAGCATTCGCAATCGTGGATCGCTGGTGAGGATCGATGAGTTTTGGGCGATATAGATTGATTGCTAGTGATATTGGCTACTGCCGGAACAAAGTAACGGCGGTATATCACGCGAGAAATCGATAAAACAAAAAGAGGTAAGGCTGCAACATGGCAATATCACGGGATTATCGCCCAATTTGGGAACGGCGCGAGGATGAAACATCCTTACAGTATGAACGCTTTAGGGCTTATCTCACCATGCGTAAGCGCAATATCACGGAACTTGCACGGCAATTAAACATAGCCGATTCGCATATGCGTGAAATTGCAGCAAGCAACGCTTGGCGGGAACGCGCAGCCGCTTATGACCGATGGGTTACTGCTGAGTTGGATCGCGCCGCCGTTGGTGGTGCAATGCTTGAAATCGCCAACACTACGACCAACAACAAGACAGACGGCGATCCGATCCTCGCGGATTATGAAGCAATGCGGGCCGAAATGTGGGAAGTGCGTACCGAACTACTGAAAAAGGTTAAGGCTATGCTTTCCTTCGAAGTAGGTAACAGTACAAAACTGGCCCGGAAAGCGTTCAGGGTAAAGAACCCTGAAACCAAAAGGTTTGAACTGAACATCGTAGCCGAAACCAAAACCGATCCCCGTTGGACGTGGGGCGATGTAGCGAAAATCACCGAAATGGTGGATAAGCTAGGGCAAGAAATCTTGAGTATGCCGCCTGATGTAGTGCGTCTGTTGCCCGAATTTTGCTATCAATTACGGCGATCTGGTTTCGATGTTGCCACGTTTATGCAACAGACCATCGATAAGTTGAAGGCGTCCTAGATCATGCCGAATCGAGCCGATCTAGACGATCTTATATTCTCCCTACTCAATCCTACCGTTAGCGGCAACAGTTCGGTGGTTCCCGACCCGGTGGATTGGATTCTAGAGAACTTCTACATTCCTGAAATGGTCAACCACAGGAACCCGCCGACGATTGAACTATACCCCTATCAACGCGCAACCATCCGTGAAGCCCTTCGCCGTGATAGCGATGGTAAGTTCGTGTATGACCTTGTGCTTTGGTCGGATTTGAAGAAATCGGCTAAATCGAGCATTGCGGGTGCGGTGGTGTTGTATCGTGCGTTTCATACGGCGTTCGGTTCCTTCAAGATTGTCGCCAACGACTTGAAGCAAGCCGATAGCCGGGTGTTTGCATACATGAAGCGTGCAATACAGTTAAACGAAAAATTATCTAAGCAATGCTTGATCCGCAACTACAAAGTGTTGTTACCCAAGGACACCTTCATAGAAGCGGTTCCCGTTGACCCGGCTGGTGAAGCGGGCGGTGGTGACGATATGATCGAATTCACCGAACTGCACGCCGCAAAGGATAAGGGTCACCAACGAATGTGGGCGGAAATGACCCTTAGCCCATTGAAGCACGGCACGAGTCAACGCTGGATCGATACATACGCGGGTTATTCAGGGGAGTCGCCAATCCTAGAACCCCTATACGACCAACTAGTGAAACCTGAAAACCGTTTCCAGATTGCCGATCCCGATGCACCCGACGATCTCCAAACCTATCGGCTAGGGCGCACCTTTTGCTTATGGAATACGCACCCCCGACTCCCTTGGCAAACTGACGAATACTACAAATCTGAACGTATATCGGTGTTGCCGCAAGATTACGCCCGTATGCACGAAAACGCTTGGACGACTTCAAGTAGTGCGTTCGTGCCAAAGGAATGGTGGCAAGCGTGCAAGGGTGTGTTGCCAGAAATGGATCGGTTCAGGGAGGTAGTTATAGCGCTTGACGCGGCGGTTGACGATGATTGTTTCGGCTTGCTTGTCCTATCCCGTGCGGGGGAAATCTATCATGTGCGATATGTGCAGAAATGGACGCCGCCGACAGGTGGAAAAATCAACTTCAATGAAGTTCGCAAAACCCTGTTGTGGTGCGTTGAACAATGGAACGTGCTTGAAATCTGTTATGACCCCTACCAATTACACGATTTTTGCACCCAACTAGCCAATGAAAATGTGGCTAAGTTCTTTGTATTCAAACAAGGTGAGCCGCGCATGGTATCCGATAAAGCGCTTAGGGACATTATCAGAGATCGGCGCATTGTGTGGGATGATACCACCACCGGGATCGAAGATTTGACCACCCACATTGAACACGCAAACGCCAAAGCCGATCCGCTTGACCCCCGCCAGTTAAGGATCGTGAAACGCGCCCCCGACATGAAGATCGATCTTGCAATCTGTGCTTCAATGGGATGTAATCGCGCCGAATTCGTTTTATCGCCATGAGGTAAGCTTATGTTTCGCAACAGTTCAAACGCCGTTATACCGGGTGCTTACCAGCCACCCCCCAATGCCGTTGCTTATTCAGGCGTCGGCGGCGGGGGTGTGTTAGATCAGATCATGGGCATGGTTGCCGCCGTTGCCGATGAAATACCCGAATGGTCATACTATCCCAATTACCGTGACGCCGTGCTTATGAAGTTCTGGAAATTGGAGCCGATCCTAGCGGGTGGTATCTACACGATGATCACCAAAGGGTCAACCATCGGCTATCAACTACTTGGGCAGCGCCGAAACACAAAATTATACTACCAAGATTTGTTTGGACGTTGCGACAACGGCAAAGGGTTACACGGGATTATTGCGCAAACCATCCTAGCTATACTCACACAGGATAACGGCGCGTTCTGGTATTTACATGGGGGCGGTAAAGCCGATAGACCGTTGAAGGGTCGGGTGCAAGATATTCGCTTCATGGATCAAGCGCAGTGTTGGCGATCCATCGATCCCGAATACCCGGTGATCTATCACAACCCCTTCACAGGGACATACCACCGCATACACAAAACCCGTGTGGTCAAGTTCGTATCAATGCCGCAGACCGCCGAACTAGCGCGGGGGTTGGGGTTCTGTGCAGTATCCCGCGTGTTACAGGCAGCGCAAATAATGCGCGATATTCGGCAATATAAGCGTGAAAAGGTCGGCGGCAGACCTTCACGCGGGTTGTTGTTGATGAATGGTATCAACATCAAACAATTGAAGGCTGCACTAGATGGCAACAAAGAACAAGCGGAAAATCTTGGATACTCCAAATTCAAGGGAGTGGATACCCTAGCACAGATCAACACTAAGATCGAAGGTCAACTACTCGATTTAGCTTCGATCCCCGATGGGTTCAACGAAAAAGACGACACGATCTCATATGTGAACGTGGTCGCCTTGGAGCTTGGAACCGATGCACGCGATCTATGGTCAGCCACACAAACGGGTGCAACCAAAGGTGACGCCGAAGTCACCGACAAAAAAGCCAAAGGTAAAGGCATAGCCGAACTGCTAACGATGTTCCAAACGGCTATGAACTGGCAAGTGATAGGCCAAGAATCGGGCGTCCAATTTGAATGGGACGATACCGACTCCGATGAACAAAAGGCGCAAGCCGAGATCGGTAAAACGAAAACCGACATATACAAAATACACGTTGATTCAGGCGCGATTACACCAGAAGAAATGCGGGCGTTATCGATTGCCGATGGCACGTTGAACGCTTCGGTACTCGCTAACCTTACCGCGCCTGAATCTTATGACGATGTTTCCCCGGTGGTTGACGAAAATGAAGCGGAGTCGGCTATGGAAATGCCCGATGAATTGGTGCAACAACAGGAACTACAGAACGCTTCGGCGCAAGCGGCAATTGACGCGGCAAACAACCCCCCTGACCCCACCGAAACGGATCAACAGGGTGAAAACACACCCCCGCCGAAACAAGCACCAAAACAACCCAAAACCAAGGCAAAGAACGACGGTCAAGGCGTCTCTATTCCCCTTGATCCTATCAGCGGCAAAGATATAGATTACGCCGTTGAATTGCTAGGCAAAATTCTATGAACACGGTGATGTTGCAAGGGTCAAAAGCCGATATAAAGCGCAAACTTGCAACCCTTGGGGGTCGGCGGCGTGCATCGGCGGCAATCGGGGACGATTACAAGGAAAAGGTGACCCGGTTAGCAGCACAACTAGCCGATGGGAAAATCTCGATCCTGACGTGGCAAATCGAAATGCGGCAAGCCATGCGTGAAGCTTGGACTATGCAACTAGTGGCGGGTGCGGGTGGGGACAAATCCAAGATCGGCAGTGATGAATACTTGAAGCTTGGAACCCGCTTGAAACAACAATACGACTACTTGGAACGGTTCGCCAAGGATATACAAACAAAGAACTTATCACAGGGTCAAATAGCAGTTCGATCCCGGATGTATGTTGACGCCGCGAAATCGATGTTTTGGCAACAGGTCACCGGGTTAGATTTGCCCGCATACCCCGGTGATGGGTCAACAGAGTGTTTGGTGAACTGTAAATGTGCTTGGAAAGTTCGTTACATCACTGACGCCAAAGGTAAGGTTATCGGCGCAATCTGCACTTGGGTGTTAGGTAAGGCGGAACACTGCCCCACCTGTGTTGAACGCGCTTCTAAGTGGTCGGCGCTTAGGGTTGCCGTTGATCCGAAGAAACTTTCAACCGCTTTTAAGCACTATGTGAGCAACAAATCGATCTTGTTGCGGGATGTAGCCTAATGCCGAACAGAACACGAGTCGGTTTAGAAGCCGTCATACCTAGCGGGGACATTATCAACACCAAAAAACTATTGGGTGTGATCAAGGGTGTTGGGTTGGAAGTTGCTAGGGGTATGCGCAAGGATTTTGAAAAGACAACCCGCACTTGGAAACATCGGGTGATCTTCACCATTCAGATCAACGTCAGTGAAACGGCTATCGCTTCGGTGTACACTGACGACGATATATACAACTTTGTGAATGGTGGAACCCGACCCCACATTATCAAACCACGCAAAAAGAAATTTTTAGCGTTCGGCGTGCCGTTCAAAGCGAAAACGCGGGTGCGGTTCCTTGGTAGTGGTAACGGTAGTAAAGGTAAAACTATGATACTTTCCAAAGGGGTCAAGCACCCCGGCAGCGAAGCGCGGGAATTCGATCAAGTGATTACCGATAAATGGTTACCAGTGTATGAGCAACTTATGCAACGGCGTGTTGATAACGCGATAGACGCAAGGGATTAGTTACCGTTAACGGTAAAGGTGGTGTGATATGTCACGTTTTAAGGCGTTTTCTGATGGTCAAATGTGGACAATTATTCAAACTAAGGCGGATGGTAGCCCACACGGATCGGCGCTTGGGTCGTTTGCTAACCAAAAAGAAGCCGATCAAAGAATATCGGAAATGTTGGCAGATGAAGGTGTACATTTAGGTGTACTGAACCACAAGCGATCCGGGTTCAAACTTATTCACAACGGCGATCTATGGGTCGCTTGGTATTCGAACGCCGCAATGGATTTACAGGGGGAATATTTTCCCCGTAAAGCAACCGATGATTTCATCGGGCGGGTTGACTCCAAAGCGTTACCCCCGCCGCAACTGTGGTGGTATCACTTGAAGGGGTCAAAACACGGTGATGCTTTGGTATTGGGGCGGGTCGGCTTACTCACCCTTGCGGTTGGAAAATTCGATAGCACCGCTATTGCAGAAAAATTCAAATCGTATTACCGTGATAACCAACAGGAACTAAGTCACGGGTTTTGGTACGATCCCGAACAGTTCAGTGATGGTGCGTACAATTACTTCAACACTTTTGAAATAACTACGTTACCACCGGGCAATGCCGCCAATCCTTACACAGCCTTTGAGGTAATGAGCATGAATCCAGAAAAGTTAAAACAACTAGCCGAGATAGTCGGGGAAGCCGACGCCGCAACCATCGTGCAGAATTCGGCGGCGGCGTCCAAGCAACTGTTAGAACTTGGAACCAAGTTCAAAGCAATCGCGGGAACCGGGAGTCATATGAATGAATCTGACGATCCCGAAAAGGATCAGAACGCCGATGACGCCAAGACTCCCAAGGGTGGGAAATCGATTGATGCGCGGGTCACCGACGTTGAAACCACCGTCACCAACGGCTTCAAGGCGTTGACTGATCAACTAGCACAGGTGCTATCCCCGATTGCAACGGTATTGCAGCAGCAAACCAAGGCAAACACCGACCTAACGGCGAAGGTCAACGGGTTAGAAGCTTCGGTCAAAACCATTGCGCAATTCATCCGGGATGAATACGCCATGCAACCCCCCGCGACTCAGAACGGCGCGACTCTGTTGCCGCCATCCGATCCCAACCTTCAATTCATGAATGCCGTCAAACAAGCATCCCAACAGAATCAACCGGGTCAAAAGGGCGCGAACAGTCCCTTGGGTGTATTCGGGGAAATCTTCGGCGCGATGCAACAGGGCGGGAAATCCACCGAACCGCTATTCGAAATCCCCGGCTTGGGGAACACCTTCACCCCGCAGCCACAAGCACAGGTGCAGCCGCAACAATCGCCAGCCGCACCCGGCAACCTGACGTTGCCCCAAGGAATGGATATGCAACAATTGGTGCAATCCATCCTACCGAACCAACAACCCGGCGTGGGTATCCCCCGCTTAGGTCAATAATTCATCCTACCGATTAACAGGGGTCATTATGTTCAATCAGTTACAGGCGCAGAAACAAGCGCAAACCGTGCAAGCGGAACGGATGTTACTACTCGGTAAAGCACAGGAACTAGAATCCCTGTTATCGGGTCAGAAACACAACCCAACCGTTGCTTCACCAGCCGGGCCATATGGTCACGGCGTCAACGGGTTGTTCAACATCCCAACGTCGGATTACCGCATTTTCTCGGCTATGATGTATCCCGATACCGGGTCGTTGGGTGATATTCCCGTTGTCACCAACCCACCGGGTCAGGATAACAATTCCTTCGGCGGTGTTGAACAAGTTTTCATGACGATGTTAACGGGCGTCACCAACGGCGCACTTGACGATCCGCTGAACCAGCCAACCGCCGAATGCACAACGGGGCCAATCGCGGGGTTGACGAAACTAGGAACGGTTGTCAACACCTATGGGCGTTACCGCGCTTCAACCGCCCCTGTTTCCATCGTCCGGGCGGGTATGCGATCCAGCCAGATCGATCCAATGGCGTTGCAACTCATGAATCCCCCGCAAGGGTCGAATCCGTTTTGGCCTTCACTGCCAGCGGCGGGTAACATCCTGATCAATGAGCTATCACGCCGTTTGTGGGAACTAACCGTTAGTTTCCAACGGATGTTTGCCGCCGAACTGTGGACAGGCAACCCGGCGTTGAACAGTGGTCAACGCAAATTCCTGTGGGGTTTGAACAGTCAGATCAACACGAACACCCACGTTGACTATCAAGCCGCCGCGATCCTGACCGCCGCCAACCCGTTTGTTCACAATTTTCAATATGGCTTGGTGAACGGTACGGCGAACATTGTTCAGGCGCTTGAAGAAATGGATGCGCATTTAATGTATAAGGCGCAACGGCAGCGCTTGACGCCGTTCACCTATAAGTTGCGGATGCGCCCGGAAGTGTTCAGGGAAATAACCGCCGTTTGGCCTATTAAAGCCTACTTTGAAAGCTTCACCCAAGTTTCGAACTTCACCAACGGGCGGGTGGTGGTTTCGGCAAATGAAGCGCTTGAAGTTCGCGACCAATTGCGCCGTTCACAGGTGCTACCCATCAACGGGCATTTCGTTGAAGTGGTACTTGACGACTCGATCCCCGAACAAACGCCAGTGACGAACGCCGCGTTGACCCAATCGGGAACCTACGCCAGTAGTATCTATGCCACCCCTTCATTGGTGCTTGGTAACGTCCCCGCGTTGTATTGGGACTATTACAACCACGACAACGAAAACTCACAATCGATTGCCGCGATTGCGGGCGCAATGACGACGTTCACCAGTGACGCCGGGTTGTTCCGTTGGTATGTCAACTTTTTGAATGGGTGCTTGCAACTCACCCTTGACATGTTGCCGCGACTCAACTTGATCACGCCGCAACTTTCTGGTTTCATCTCTAACGTTGCGTATCGTCCGCTGCAACACCTGCCGACCATGCAGCCAACGTCGAATTACTTCGTCAACGGCGGCATTACTCAGCAAACGACCCCGACGCAATTTTACACGGGGTGGTCAACGACCACCCCAACGGCGGTGGGTTCTTCGTGGTAATCGTTCTTTTCTAGCTAATTACCCCCCAACCGGGTGTTTGGTGCATAATCGGTTGATCGCTATCACGGCGGTCAACCGATTTTTATTTAGTAGGAGATTGTCAACCATGCGTGCATATGTAAAATCAACCAACGGTTTGCGGGTGCGGATGTCCCCGACCCTAGACGGCAAAATATATAAAACTCTCAAGTATCGGGATACTGTGGACGTAGAAAAGATCGTCCCCGATTGGTGCAAGGTGATCAACACCACCGCCGATCTATGGGTGCATGGTATGTTTTTAAGCCCAACCGACCCCGCCGCACCCTTTGTTTCACCTGTCAGCTATAGCCGCATAAACTTACACACGAACGCGGGCGGGTGGGTTCCCGATGATCGGCAACTTGCCACCGTCAAGGCGAACCGCATTCATGCCGTATTGATCCCGGTGTACCAACCACAAACCGCCGCCGAAACCATTTCGAAGTTTCGGCAAGCCGGGGTTGAACAGTTCATCTTACGCGCCACCGCGCCCTATTTCCCGGTGAAGGGTGGTAATTTTGCCAACATGACGATCCCCCGCTTACGTCCCTTCATTGAAGCAATCGGGGGTAAATCAGTGATGGTGCAACTACACAACGAACCGAACCTATACGCCGAAGGGTTGGATAGTTGGAGCAACGGCAAAGGGTTTAATCGATGGTTCATTGATGCACGCAACGAACTGGTGAAGGCGTTCCCCAACATTAAGATCGGCTTCACCCCCCTGTCACCCGGTGGTGCGGTTCCAAGTGTGCGTTCGGATGAAAAGAAGTTTATAGAAGCTTGTTCGGCGGCAATCTCTATTAGCGAGTGGGTGGCGGTTCACTGCTATTACGGCAACGCCGACGCCAGCGATCTCAACATCCCGATCAAATGGTGGCGCTCATTTGCACAGAAAAAGCCGATTATTTGCACAGAAGCCGGGCCTAGTTTGGATCGCTTTGTCACCATTCAAGGTGCTAAGAAAATGTTCAGGGATTTTGCAACGGCGGGGGTTCCCGCGTTCGGGTGGATATTGGATAGCACCGACAACCCTAGTTTTAATGGGCAAAGTTGGACAAGACAGGGGATCGTATTACCCGCGTTCGGTTGATTACCGTTATCGGTAACCCCTAAAAAACAAATCCCGCAAAATAGCGCCGTTTTGCCGTCTATTTTGCGGGATTGCTATTCGGATAGGCTTTTTACCGCAACGCCGTAAATCGGGCGCTAAAACCCTAGCGCGTTCCCTATTCGCGGGTATCGGGTAAATGATACTCTAGAAACGTCCCCCCGGTGTTGGGGTTGGTGGTGGTTCGTTTGATGATCTGTCCCCGTTCAATCATTCCATCAATAAGCTTTATGATGTCATTGATCGACTCTTCGATCCCATCACCATACAACCGCATGAGAATATCTGATAACGTCCACCACCGGGCATTGCCTAGAAACCGATGGATCGCCATTTCAATGGCGTGTTTTAGTTCCTTGTTCATCGTTTCCGCCCCCGCTTCGGCTTTACTTCAATCTGTTCATCGTGCGACTCGTCGGGTGCGGGTTCCAAAGCGGCGGGGTTCGGTACAACTTGCGCCGCCGCTACATCTTCGGCGGGGATCACCTTACCAAAGGCGTCAACCGTGCGGGGAAAGAAGCTATGCAAGTCGGGTTCGGCGGGTGGTTCCCGGTGGGTGATACCGTCAACAATTGCAGGATCGTGGCGGTTGTCAATCACCTTCAACCCGTCAACGTCGGTGGGTAGATTGTCCATCGTGCGGGGTGGTTCCCCTGTGCTAATCACCGGGTTATAGTTGGGGTTCGGCAACATCTGACCATCACCGAAGGTATAGATGAACCGATCTTCGGTATTGGGTTGTTGCACCGCGTTAATCTCGCGCCGTTCGTTCAACCATTTGATCGCCAACTGTTGCGCGTTGAATTCGTTGACGATGATCCCGGCGTCGCCAATTTCCGAAATTTGCCGTTCGATCAACGTTCCATCGCTTGCGCGAAACATCCAACGCCGAACGGCAACTTTGGGCAGCATAATGTGAGTAACCATCGCTTGATCGGGTTCGTCCAAGTTGGTGGCGATATACACAAATTGATCGGTTTGTTTCCATTCGATCTTTGTTTCGTCGTAATAGACGACAGGCGCGGCGGGGGCGGTGCTTTTACGTTTCTTTGCCATGATAGAGACTCCTTATTCCCAATCTTCGAAACGGCGGGCGTGTTCCCTATAATCACGTTGTTCAGGTTCGTGGGCGTGACGTTCCCAATCGGTCACTTCCTCATGCCATTCTCGCGGGGGTGGATTGGTCGCTTTGTCGGCGTGTTCCCACCGCCGAATGACGATGTAAGACAACACCGAACCCCATAGCACAACGGCAACGCCGACCACGATCAAAGTAATGGCGGGATCACTTAGTTGCACGGCGGACTCCTTTTGAACTGAACCAACCATAGGACATTAACAACGGGATCAAGATTTCAATTTGAAATTCGGCAATTTCCGCCGCCGTTGGCGACCCGCAACGGCGGCGGTGAACCGAACCCCAAATTTCAACCCGGTAACAGGTGAACCAATTGATCATTCAGGGATCAACATCGGCGTGTAACCGTCAACTTTTCGCGCTTCGATCCGCTTCAACAACGCCGTTAGATCACGGTTAGCATCTTCTAGGGTATTCTCTAAATCTGCTATGGTTTCCTGTGCAGCCAACAACTCGGCGTCAAGTTCCTCATAGGTTTCTAACGCCTTCATAGGCAAGTTTTCGGCGTAGGGGTTTGTGAACTTTTCGGCAAAATCCCTACACGCTTCTAGGTAATACAGGTAATTACTATCACCCGGCTTGGGTCGGTTCATCGTATCGAAGCGAAATAGAGAATTGAAAGCACCCCGCACCGCCGATAAGACGGTGACAAAGCTCTTTAGTTCCTTTTGATTCAAGGTTGCCATGATTCGATCTCCCTATTGTTGTTGCCAATCCACCCAACGGATTCTTGGTTCATCGGGTGGTAATGCGAAATCCCAAAAGTAAAAAGCGTATTCCGTGTTATCTGTCTTACCCGCCTTTGCGCCTTCATGAATGAATGAAGGGCGGCGACTCAAGACATAAACATGGGTCGGCGGGTATTCCCCGTAAATATCCAAGCGCCGATCCTGACCCGCTAGGAACGTCAGCGGCAACAGGAACATGATCTTACCCTTGCGGGGTTTCACCAGTTCTACCGAACGCTTGAAGCACGGTTCGGCGTACATAAACGGCAAATTACCCATCACTAGATCGATTTCGTAGGGGATTTTAACTAGCCGAAAATCGCCTGAAATCCAATGATCATAGTGGATATTCAAAGGAACCGGGCGCAGTTCAACGCCGACGATCTTAGCCTTGGGGAAATAGCGCCGTTTCGCTACTTCACCCCACACCCCGGTTCCCGCACCCACATCTAGGATTGTGTTAATCCCTTCGGTGGGTTTCACGCGCCGAAGGGCAGCACCGACCACCACCCCCGACGTTGGGTAAAAATCCTGTGGGTGGCGATCTCTGAGTGTTTTATCTGTCTGGATTATCGGCATTGTGTACCCCTAGTCGGTGAATTAAAAGGCGTATTCAGTGACATTCAACACCCGAATGAATCCCTTGGTTTTTACCAACCAATTTCCTTTTCTTTGCCTTGTGAACTAATCGGCGGATACCTTATAAACCGTTGCTATCCAACTGCACTACACCATCGGCGGATTGTTGCAACTCGTGAATATGGAAACAATAGTTGGCAATATTCACGTATTCAGATCGCGGGGGTAGCACCATACACGCGATCCGGGTATCGGAGTCGGGAACGGTTTCATACCACGCTTTGGCGATTTCATCCCATGTGGGGTAACGGCTTTTGTGTGCAATGGACATATGCCAGCCGCGACTCCCGTGCGGGGGTGCGGTGAACACACGGCATTGACCCAACATATAAGCGCGGGTGTTTGGTTCCAACCCGATCTCAACTTCGGCGAGTAGTTCGAAGGATTGAAGGGCGGGTAATTTGGTGTTGCCGCCGTGACCCAACCCCAACCCCTTACCCATCGACAACCGCCGTTGCATATTTTGCTTATGTTTGGACATATTGACTCCTTATCGTGTAGACATAGGCATAATGATCGCGTTGTACTGCACATTGTCATAAAAGCTTTGCAGCACAAGCGGTTGATCTGGCACGCTGACCCGGATCGTTATATCACCCCCTTTGGGTATCGGCATTTTTGAAACGGCGGTATTCAGATAAGCAACGTTGAAATTAACCACAGGTGGAATGGTGAACTTATCGGTTTCATCGTGCTTGAAGCGAATATCAGTTTTGATCATCAACCGACCCCGATCAGCGGCGGCGGTCATGTACCCCCCGGTGAAATCAACCCGGTTGTTGTACGATTTCCAAGCCAACAGATCGGCGGCAATGGTCGCCAACCGTTCTTTGCTCACAACGCCGAACAGGTGACCCGGTTTGTTCAGTTCGGCAACGTTGGGGAACTTACCCATTGTTTCACCAAACATAATTTCATGGTTACCAATCTTCAAATAGATCGCGTTCGGTTGGTCGTCAGCCTTGGCGCGGGCGCGGTGGATAAACACATAACCCGCCGTATTGATAAGCGGCAGCAATTTAGCGAGTATTCCCCCCGATAAATGGACATTTGTAGGGGTTCCGTTGGCGTGACCGGGGCGGTTCTGACTCGCTATGTGTGCAGTGAACCCGTTAGCCGTTATCGCTTCAATTTGCGCCGATATACCGTTAGCGGTAAATCGATACAACACCGCACCCAAGATCGGGTGAATTTCCCCCTTTTCGAAGCTTGGTAGCACGAACCGAAGCATTGATCCCAAGGTCTTACCGCTGATCGCGTCAAGCATAAATTGATCGGCGGTATCGGGGAAATCAATCGCCAGTTCGGTTGTAACTTCACTAATAACGACGTGGCGATCCCCACACTTGAGTTGAACGGCGGTGTTGTTATCGATGAACCACGATACCCGTTCGTCGTGAAACGGCAACTTTAGAAGCGAGTCAAGCCGAACCCACCGCGTTGTTATCCGTTCGGCGGATTCTTCGGCGGGATCAATGGTTGCATCGGGTAAGGTGACCCGGTACGCAATCCCATCACCCACGTTTAGCATTGTCAGGGTGAAGCCGTTGTCTTTATCGGCGCACACCTTCACAAGAGTCGGTTCGTGGCGAATATCTCTAAACTTGGCTATGTAGGAAATAGCGTTCAACAACGACTTGCGGGGACAAAGGATCATCATAGGTCACCACCGTGCAACATGTGTACATTATTAGTTAATTATAGCAGTTTATTGAAAAGATTCAAGCGCGATTGAAATTGTGCAGAACGGTGCTATTATTTTGGGTGCAACCGTTCAATAAGAGGCTAAAACGATGGACAACGATAACGAAAAGAAACCCGAAAAGGCGTTACCCCCCGTTACTGTGCTACTTTGCACCTACAACCGCTATGATCTTCTAGTTGAAACGATCCGCCGCTTACGGGAAAACCTGAACTATCCCCCTGAACTGCTGCAATGGGTCATCTGTGACGACCATTCACCGGGTCAGTACCGCAACAAACTAGCCAAGGAAAAGGAACTAGCCGATCTGAACGTGAAGATCGTCACCACCCCCGAAAATTCGGGTTGGGCGGCGAACGTCAACAACGGCTTGGCGGCGGTGGAAACCGATTACATTTTCTTCTGTGAAGATGACTATTGGTTGAACGCCGAAATTGGGTTGAACGGCATGGTGGCGTTGATGGAAACCGTACCGGGGATCGGTATGGTGCGGGCGCGGGGGATCGCGGGGACAAGCATTCAAGCGATCCTGAATGAAGCCGATATTTCGGCGTATGTCCCCAATTGGGTTGACGGCTTCGGGGTGGCGGGCAAGATCAACTATTGGCAACTGTCAACAGGCAGCGCTACGCCGTACCTGTATTCGAACGGGCCACACTTGAAGCACAAGCGATTTCATGAATTCTATGGACTGTACCCCACCGGGTTGAAGCTTGGACAAACCGAAGAGTCTTATGCTCACATGGTGAAGGATGCAGCCGCAACCCGTTGGATGGATGGCGCACCCGCAATAACGATTCTCCCATCGGATGTGGTGATGTGGTTTGATCACGTCGGGGAGTCGTACCAACACACCGACGCCGACAAAACCCACACCGCCGAATAACCCACCTGTCGCTTAACGGGGTTGCACGGCGCAACCCCGACTATTTGGAGATTATCACCATGTTTGAATCCGATGTTGTAGAAATACCGTTAACTAACGGATTAACGGCAATTGTTGATGCAGTAGACGCCGATCTATTGCGGTGGAATTGGCAACCAAAACCAGACAGAGACAAACGTTGTTACGCGAAACGCAAGGGGCTAAAAGGTCAAGATAGTTTAAAAACGATTCAGATGCACCGAATCATTCTATCACGTATGCTAGGGCGCGACTTATCCAAAGGTGAGTTAGTCGATCATATCGATGGCAACGGGTTGAACAACCGCCGTTCAAACCTACGATCCGCCACCAATCAACAAAACCAACAGAACGCGAATCGCCACATTGACAATACATCGGGGTATAAAAACGTGCGCTTCTACAAAGGCAAATGGATGGCAAGGGTTAGCGCAAACAATCAGCGGATTTATTTAGGGATGTTTGATACACCCGAATTAGCTTACGCGGCGGTAAAAACTGCTTCAATTCAGTATCAAGGTGAATTTGCGAGGGTATCATGACAGACGCACCAAAATCTATATTAACCAACGTGCCGGGTTGGGAAACCGAAGGTGAACAACGCGCCTTACAATACCTTGCGCAACGTGTACCCGTTAAGGGTAAGATTGTGGAAATCGGTTCAGAATATGGGATGGGGACTAGCATTCTTGCTAGTTTCAGCCACCCCACCGTTTCGGTTTGGTCGGTTGACCCCTTCGGTGAAGAAATATTTTCACAACACCGGGCGGCAATGGGTAAGATCGGCGTTGCCAACCGGGTGTTTTACTTGAATATGCTCAGTGAATTAGCCGCACCCCTGTATGCGCAAGTTGCCGCCGCACCCATCGATCTGTTGTTCATCGATGGTGACCACACAACCCAAGGGGTGCTAACCGATATTTCCAAATGGTTGGATAAGGTGCAAATCGGCGGGGTGGTGGTGTTTCATGACACGATGGCATACACCAACATGCGACCCCACGAACAACACGGGTGGGTGCAATCTGCTATTGAGTCGTGGCGTACGGATACGATGGAATTTGAACACGCCGCCGATTTCACCGAAGCCGTACCCGTTGACAGTATGCGGATTTTCGTCAAGGTCGGCGGGGTGGTGACATTATGATCAAGGTGTTTTCGAACCCGACTCCCAACAACGCACAACACGATCTGACCAACAGTATCAACCAAATTGTGTGGCGGATGAAAGATTTATTACCCGAATATGGGGTGACCCTTGTGAATGAACACACAGAAGCCGAGTTGTTTGTGTGTCACGCCGGGATCGGGGATGGTCACCGCGCCGATGTTGCGCACATTTCCGGGTTGTATCCCACCTACCATTTCCCTGAATATGAATGGCACTATGCAGCAAACGCCCATGTTATTGAAAACGTGCGGCGGGCGCGGGTGGTTACCGTACCGAGTCAATGGGTGGCTGAATTGTTTGCGCGTGACATGCACCTGACTACCGAAGTGATCCCTTGGGGGGTAGACGCCGATGAATGGCAACCCCCCGACGCCACCGAGTCGCCTTATGTCCTGTGGAACAAGACGCGGGTTGACGGCATTTGCGATCCGTTGCCCATGAATCAACTTGCGAAACTTGCCCAAAATATGCAGTTCGTAAGCACGTTCGGCAATCCAGATCACAACATACGGATCACCGGGCGGTTAGAATATGAAGTAATGAAGCATTTTGTGCGCCACGCGGGGGTATATCTGGCGACTACCTTGGAAACCTTCGGTATTGGAACCCTTGAAGCGATGGCTTGCGGGGTTCCTATCCTTGGGTATAGGTGGGGTGGAACCGCCGATCTAGTGCAGCACGGCGTGAACGGCTATCTTGTTGAACCGGGTGATTTCGAAGGGTTGCGGGCGGGGTTGGATTATTGTTTGCAGCACCGCAAGACTCTAGGGGATAACGCACGGCAATTCGCTAAACTGTACAACTGGCGAAACACCGCCGCGTTACTCGCTAAAACCTACATTCAGACATACGAACGCAACCGCACCCCCGCCGATCCCAAGGTTTCGGTGATCATCCCATCGTACAATTACGGTGCGTTCGTTGATCAAGCGGTGGGTAGTGTGTTGATGCAAGAAACCACCTTCAACTATGAAGTGATTGTTGTTAACGATGGCAGCACCGATAACACCACCGACGTATTGGCGCAAACCTTCGATCAAGCGATCCCCAACTTGCACGTTCACACCATCCCCAACGGCGGGGTAGCCGAAGCGAGAAATTACGGTATTCGCAACGCCAAGGGTGAATACATCGTATGTTTAGACGCCGATGATTGCCTAGCTACTTCCCACACCTTGCAAACCCTAGCCGATGGGTTGGATCGGCGTCCTGAACTTGGGATCGCTTACGGTGCGTTGCGCATAATGGACGCCCAAGGGACGTTAAGCGACAATTTATCAAATTGGCCTTCTACCCACGATTTCGAACAACAAATCCAACGCCACAACCAAGTTCCAACCATGTGCATGTTCCGAAAAGAAGCTTGGGCGCGGGCGGGCGGGTATCGTAAGCGATTCACCCCCGCCGAAGATGCTAACCTGTGGACATGGATCGGCGCGATTGGTTACCGGGCGGAAATGGTCACACAGGAACCCACGTTACTGTACAGGTTGCACGGCGGGAGTCTATCATCGTCAGTTCGCACCGGGGAACGTGTAGAACCCGATTGGTTGTTTGATTTCCGATGGACAAGCAACATGGGAGTCGGGCGTCCCTTTGCTTGCGATGGTTCCCCGATACGCGGGTCATGGTTGGTTCGCAACTATTGCTTACCCGCCGTTTCGGTGGTGATCCCCTGTGCAACCCATCACCTAGATTACTTGCGGGATGCTATCGATAGCGTTGAGTCGCAAACATACCCGTTTTGGGAGTTGATCGTTGTGCTGGATGGCGAGATAGACGCAACCAAGGTGAAGGAATTGCAAACCCGCGCGCCGTTTGTGCGGTGGTATGCTTCGAACGCCGACCATGTATCGGTTGGGGCGGGTGCTGCCCGCAACATCGGCGCACGCCGTGCTAAGGGTGCGTTGTTGGTGTTCCTAGACGCTGACGATATGTTGCACCCCGATTTTCTAACCGAAACCTTGAAGCAACACCGCCGCACGGGTCGCTATGTGTATACCGATTGGCGTTCGGAAAACAAACAAGGGTTATTTGAAAATAACGCTTGTCCTGAATACGATCCCGCGCTAGTGTTCAGTAAGACAAGCATTCACGCGGTGACGATCTTGATTGATCGTCAGGTGTTCTTATCAACAGGTGGGTTTGATGAAAATATGCCCGCTTGGGAGGACTCAGACTTCATTATGAAGTTGCCAACCCTTGGACATTTCGGGGTACGGGTTCCAAAACCCTTGTTTCTGTACAGGTATCGCACGGGTCAACGGCGTGAAACTGGTGAGACGATCAAGCAAGAATTGATTGACTTACTACATCGGCGCTATGCTGACTATATTGAAGGTCGTAAGATGTGCCTATGTCCCCCCCCTAGCGGGATTCACATGCCCCCCGGCTTCGGATTTACCGATAGCGGTAACTCACCAATGGAAACTAAACTTGTGCGTATTCAATACCAAGGTGGCGCGGGGGATCACAAGGTAATCGGTGCAGCAACGGGAACAGATTACCGCAATCACCAACAGGGCGATTACTTTTTCGTATATAGCGCCGATGTTGAAGCGCAACCCCGGTTGTTCGTGGTGGAGCCAGAATTACCAGTGACGAGTCAGCCGACGCCGACCCCACCACCGCCGACCCCGATCTTTTTTGACATTGCAGCACCCGAACAACAAACCCCCTAAATAGGGTCAGGAACCCACATCAAAAGGCGAAACCATGTTAACACACCTAAACGACAAAACCCCCGCTTCGGCGGGGGGTAGTATCAACGATTTGACCCGTTTTACAATCAATGCCTTGATTGTGTGGCGGGTCGCATCATTTTTGACGTTCCGATCCACCAACGATAAAACGGGATTGTTGCGCCTAAGCAAAGAAACCGGGCCATTCGAAATCTTTGATAAGTTCAGGGATATGATCGGGATGCACTTCAACGACTTGGGCGCGGCGTGGCAACAGGAACAACCCAATGAACTGGCTGCGATCTTCACATGTATGTTTTGTTCAACCACATGGATCGGGTTCATCGTGGCGATTGCCAACCGTAAAGGGTTGCACTATGGATTAGCACTCAGCACCGCCGCAATCGCGATAGAGAAATACATACGGGGGTAATATGCGATCTGCAATCGAAACCGGGTTAACGTTGCTTGAATACTGCACATACATGGGGATCGATCCGTTCACAATGGCGCAATTTTCCGATGGTTTCCCATTGGCAACAACCGCCGTGTGTGACAAACCCGTGTTTCAATACCAATGGCAACAAGATTTTTTGAGTAGGGATGAATTCGCTTTAGCGATAGCCGAAGCGGAACGCCGCATAGCCGAACAGTTGGGGTTTTGGACATACCCATACTATGTGCGCAATGAGCTATTGCAGTATCCCCAACCCAACAATACCAACATACGCGGCGGTGGTGGCAACTTCAAGGGGTTGTGGAAATCGGTTCAATTGAAGTATGGCAAGGTGCAAACCCCCGGCGTTCGCACCCGAACGCTAATCGATGCGAACGTGACATTAACCCGTATGGATACTGACGGCGACTCGGTGTTTGAAACCTTCACCGCAACCTTCACCGTTCCCACAGGAACCCTAGCGAGTGAGATCGGGTTGTACATCAACGCGGCGGATCGGGTCGGTGCGATAGTGCGGGATGGTGAACGTTGGCGACTCCGCCCCTTGGATATTGAGATCGTGGGTACTACTTGCAACGTTCGGGGTCATGCCGCACTACTGGTGAAACCTAGTCTTTATGAAGGGTACGATAACACCGGGTTGGATGTGACGAACGCAAGCAACTACTTGACCACCGTTTCAGCGTACCGGGTGTATACGGATACCACCACCACAACAAGCACGATGAACCAAGGATCGGCCTATTGGGAGATCGCGAACTGTTGCGGTGCTAGTGGTGTAACCTTGTTCCCGATAACGGTAACCCCGCGCATACCCGAAACGGGGTTCGTGGGTGTAGATTGGTCACAAGCCGATTGCACGGCGAACAGTGACCCGGATCGGGTGTTGATCAATTACCTTGCGGGTGAACCGCTTACGAACGGCTTGGTTGAACCGTTCCTTGGGGATGTAGTCGCCAAGTTCGCCACCGCGTTGTTGCCTAATCAAGCTTGCGGTTGCGAACGATCCCAACGGATCATTGCGGAATGGAAAAAGCCGATCTTCCAAAGTGATCAAGAAGATAACCCGGCGTTCGCACCCAACGACGCCGCAACAAACACATTCGGCGTTGAAAAAGGTGCGGTGTATGCGTGGCGTGCAGTTCAGGAATTGAAGCAAATAGGGGGTATAGAACTATAATGGCGGCTAGGGTAGTGGATTACTTGGACGAACAGAAAATCAAGCGGCGGGTGTTAGTCCCCACAGGAGCCGATCCAAGTGAAGGTATACCCCTGTCATTGGACGTTGATCAACTTTATCTCGATTGCCCGCTAGAATTCCGCCAACGGTTCGTTGCAGAACTGTGGGCGGTGGGGTTAATCGAGAAAAAAGATTTTGAACGCGCCGATGCGCCGAGTCTTATCCGAAGCGCTTTACTTGCAACGGTAAAGACTGATACAGTGATGATCATAAATTTTGCTAGGAGTCAGGATAATGGGAAGTCAATCAGCCCCAAACGTTAGTTACATGAAGGGCGGCAACGTCCGAGTCTTCGTCCAATTCGATCCCACCTTACCCCCGCAATTCATGGGTTGCGCGGCGGTGGATAGCGTAGAACAGAGTCTTGGCGACTCGACCCCCGAATACTGCCCATCTTCAACCGCGCCGAATACGTGGGATATTGTCGATCAAACTCCAAGCGTCAAGGAACTAGGATCGTTCAATCTCACCCAAAAAGCCGATATGACGTTACAGGATATTTGGTGGTCACTTCGGCGCACCAACTGTGAGTTTCCGCTATTCCTGAACGCTGGCGATTGCGCCCGCCCTGACGATCCCAACGGTTGGACTAGCAAGATCGCGCTAATCGGCGCACGGATCACTTCATTTGGGTTGGATGGTACATTCAACCCGGAGTCGGGCGGTGACAACGCGGTAATCAAGTACAACTTACCGGGTTCCTTCAAGGATATTTACCCGATCCGCCCGATCAACTTTCAGGAATTTGCCGACTCCACCACGTTGGCGGACATTCTAGATGGGTTGTGGTATGACGTGGTGAACTGCGGAAGTTGCGACACGCCAAGCGATGGCACGCGCAAACTGTACTTCTTAGCCCAAGCGAACAGTGGTTCCCCCGGTTTGTCATCTCAGATCATCCGCACGGTGAACGGCGGTCAAACGTGGGCAGCGCTTGACATCCCCGTGTTAGGTGGTGCTTCGGCTAACCGCCTGATTGCGATGGGTTCCCGCCTGTTGGTGCTATCCCAAAACTTGGGCGGGTATGCTTGGGCGGAATTCACCGACGTTGACGCGGGAACCGTCACTTGGACAGCGCAAACCACCGGGTTTGTTGCGGGTAAAGCGCCCCGCGCCGGATGGTCTAAATCATCGTTCGAAGCATTCATTGCGGGTGCGGGTGGGTATCTCTATTTCATCAACAACGCGGGTGATGCGCCGAGTAAAATTCTGACCGATGGATCGCTGACGGTTCAGAACTTCAACGACATTGACGGCTTGGGAAATACCATTGTGGCGGTTGGTGATAGCAACGCCATGATCCGATCCTACAACAACGGCAATTCGTTTAGTCTGGTGGTTGGCCCCGCCGTTGGTGTTAACTTAACGTCGGTGTTCGTGCGGGATCGCAACTTCTACTTCGTTGGAACTGGCAACGGGCGGTTGTACCGCACCACCGATGGTGGGGTCACTTGGACACAAAGCGCCCTGTCAGGGTTGACGGTGGTGAACGATATTCGTTTCTATGATAATTTGGTGGGTTACCTAGCGGGTGAAGCATCGGGTGTGGCGAAGGTGTACCGCACCACCGATGGTGGGGTCACTTGGGAGAACACCAGTAAGATCAAGGGGTTGCCGACGAGTCAGCGGATCAACGTAGTGGTTCCTAATCCTTACGATCCCAACGTGCTGGCGGTTGGCGGCAGAAAGACCGCCGGGGGGGATGGATTAATAGCTATAGCGCGGTAGAATTAATATACCTCTGTGGTATAATACAAATCGGCATGTGATTGGACTCACATGCCGATTCTGACCATCAACATACGGAGTTATGCAGATGACTACTGAAAATAATACCCCTTCTAAACGTTGCCCGCAATGCGGCGAGTCTTATCCACTAACTAGCAAATTCTTTTATCGCGATAAAACCCATGACAACGGTTTTCAGTCGATGTGCAAGGCATGTAAAAAGAATAAGCACAAATCGCGCTACGCCGCCAACCCCGCATATATGCGTGAAAAAGCTAAACAATGGGTCAAAGAACATCGGCGGCAACACAACGCTAACAATCAGAAATGGATTAAAGATCACCCTGAATACAGGCGAAAAAAGGATCGCGATTGGCGGCAACGCAATATAGAATTAGCGCGGCAACAGGATCGCGATTGGCAAAAGAACAATCGAGATAAAGACGCCGTAAAAAGCAGACGCCGCCGCGCCCTCAAAGCGAACGCACCCGGTTCACACACGGCAACAGATATAGACTGTTTGTACATCAATCAACGCGGTCTATGCGCTTACTGTTCAACCCCCTTACACGGCAACTATCACGTTGATCACGTCATACCCCTATCGCGTGGTGGTTCGAACAATCCCGATAATCTTGTTTTAGCTTGCGCAACATGTAACACCAGCAAAGGCGACAAGCTAATTTCAGAGTGGGTGCGTTAACTTGACTCGTCAAGGATAATGTGCAACTCTGTTAGTGCCATAGCCTAAATCTCCCTATGGTATGCGAGTTAGATCGGTCAGTTCGTTTCTTTGCCAGCCGCCCTATTGTGCTACAATGGGGCGGTTCTTTTTACCGATAACGGTAACCACTATAGGAGATTCGATCATGGGAAAACTGGACGTAGAAAATAGAACTTACACTGCCGAGTCAGGGTTAGTGATCCCCCTGAAAAAGATTTCTTACATGTTGATCGGCGCAGCACAAACCGATCAAACGGGAATGCCGACCCCGCCGATTGTTGAAGTAAGCATTGCGGGGACTAAGCGAGTGATGGATAACCCCGACGATCCCACATACAAGGAACGGTTGCGCGATTGGAACAACGCCCAAAACATGCGGTTGATGCGCTTGGTTTTCGCGCAAGGAACCAACGTTCCCGCCGATCCCCAATGGGTTGACGAAATGCAAGGGTTCATTCCTAACCCGACCCCGACCAACGTTCGGGTGTACTGGCTTTTCACCCAACTAACCGACGATGAAGCCCAAGAATTGTTTGAGGCGATCATGAGCATGACCCTACCAACAGAAAAGGGAATGACCGCCGCCAATGATCGATTTCCGGGTAACGATTGACGGTGAAGATGCTCTTGAATATGTATTCGGCGGCAAATCCGCCGCTATCGCGCCAAAACTGCACTTCGAAGAACTAGAAGCTTGCGTTGCACTTGGTATATCATTCGATAAGTATCAACAGTTACCGGGTTCACCGATCTGGTTAGACGATGAAACCCCAATGAGCAAGTGTGATTGTTTGGCGTGGTATCGATACCACAAACTAGTTCCTTTGATCGTTGAAGATAAAGCGACAAGTAGGGCGGGTAGGCGATAAATGGCATTAAAGCAAGTGGGAGTTGTCGCGGTTGTTAAAGATTTACCCATCTTCGTTAAGGGGATGGAGTCGATTAATAGCACCGTAAAACAAACCGCCGAACGCATAAAAAAGACTATCGGGGACTCCGCCGCCGTGCAAGCGGCGGGTAAAGGGATCGAACAGTATTCCGACAAAATCAAGGAATTGGTCGGTGAATCGTTACGCGGTGTTCCCGTTATCGGTAACTTTGCCGACGAAATAGCCGCCACTGCCAACCCCGCCGTGTTAGCCACCGCCGCGATTGCAGCCTTAACGGTTGCAATCGTTGGTTTAGGGATCGAAGGCGGCAAAATCAAGGGTGTTCGGGATAGCTTCGATCTGCTAACGGCGGGGGTCGGGTTAACTTCCGACGCCTTGATCGGCAAACTTCGAACCGCCGTAGCGGGAACCGTAAGCGATTTCGAATTGATGCGAACCACGAACGTTGCGCTTGCGGGTGCAACGGGGGAATTCGGTAAGCAATTCGGTGAAGCGTTGCCGCGCGTTTTGGAGTTAGCACGACTCCAAGCACAAGCAACGGGTAAGGATGTTGGTTATCTTGTTGATAGTTTGATTTCAGGTATTAAACGCGCTTCACCCATGTTGATTGACAACACGGGTATTGTGTTGAAGGTCGGGGACGCCAACGAACAATTAGCGCACAAGCTTGGTAAAACTGTTGAAGCCCTGACCGCCGAAGAAAAGCAAATCGCGGTATTGAATGCCGTGTTAGAAGCGGGGGATCGCACCACCCGACTCTATGGTGATGCACAAGAATACGCCAGCATTAAAGCGGTTCGGGCGCAAACGACCATCACCAACATGGTGAACAGTGTGCAAGTAGCGTTAGAACCCATCGCTAGTGCAGTGTTGAACGTCGTCAATCTGGTGTTGGATAACGTTTCTAAGATCGTTGCGGGGATCATGACGATTGCGCAACCGATCATCAACATCATTGCATCGGTGGTGAACGCAATCACCAACATTCTAGCACCCATCGTTAGTTTCATCGGGGATGCTATCGGCGGGGTGTTTACGGCAATCGGATCGGTGGTGGAAACCGTTCTAGCACCATTCCAGATATTGATTGAAATTTTGGGTAAGGTCGGCGGGGCGGTGGTCAATTTTGTGGTCACGCCGTTTCGTGGGTTGCTTAATTTCCTGTTGGGAGTGGTCAACTTTATTGTTGGGTTAGCGCGGGGGATGCTTAAAGCGGGTGCAGCCTTGATCGGCGCACTATCGGCGGGTATCTTGCACGCGGCAAATGCGACTCTAGTTCCCGCCGTTGTTGCCGTTGCCACCTTGATCGCTGATTTCCTTGTTGGTCAATCGCCACCCCCCAAGGGGCCATTATCCACCATCGATAAGGGCGGCGCGGCAACAATGGAAGCGTGGTTACAAGGGTTTGTCGGTGTATCCCTTGACCCGGTTGATCAAGTTGCCGCCAGCGTTACCGCGTCAATGGGTGCGATAGCGCAAATGTCCCTAGATGGTGTGAAGGAACGGATTAAGCAACTTGACGCCGCGTTGCAACCGTTCCAAGATCGCCTGAATATCATCAAAGCGAAATTTGACGCTTTGAAGCCTGTTACCGAAGCGGCATTTTCGGCAATAGATCGGCAACTCGATGTTGCCGTGCAAGCCCTAGCCAACGGGTCACAGGCAGCGGCGGAACAAGTGCGCAACTTGGATATGCAACGCCAAGCGTTACAGGACTATGTAAGCGCACAACAAGATCAAATCGATAATGCGCAAATTCAATACGCACTAGCACAGGCGCAACAAGCACAGGAACGAGTCTTACTTGACATTCGCCGCCGTCAACTAGAGATCGATCAAGAAAAAGACCCGGTGAAGAAAGCCGAAAAGGAAAAGGAATTAAAGGCGGCAAAGGAAAAGGCGGGATCGGGCGCAGCACCCACGACAGGTGGCGGCGGGGGTGATTTTAGTGTACCCAAAGCGCCGGGGGATAGTGGTTTCGTTGACGAACTAACCGGGGCGTTTGATACTGCATTCCAACAGGGGGGCGGGCCGGAGGAACTAGCCAAGCTGAATCAAGGGGGTAAGTTAATCCAAGATCAGTTTGGGCGCATCGGTAAGGCGTTCGACAATTCCCCGATTGTAAAAAGCTTGAAGGGGATGGGTGATTCAATTACCCAAGCGTTCGATCCCAACAATCCCGATAGTTTCCTGTTCAAAGTGTTGCAAGGGTTAGCCTATCAATCCAACCCTGACAACGCCGATGGGATCGTCGGGTGGTTTGTCGGCTTGCCGCGTGCTATCGCGAACGCCACCACAGGGTTGTTCAGCACTATCAACACGTCGGTAGTAACCCCGATTGTGAGCGCTTTTACATCGGCGTTTGATGCAGCCAACCCGAACAGTCTACCCGCCCAATTAACCGCCTTTTTCAGCGGTACGGGAACGCTTTACACCATCTTATCAACCCCGATAACATGGTTACAAGACAACATCATTACGCCGTTCAACACTCAGTTCACAACGTTCTTTAACTCGCTTTTTGACGTAACAAACAAGGATAGTTTCGCGGGTAAGGTGTTGGAATTTTTCACGGGTACGGGTGAAGGGTCGTTAATGTGGATTTTCACCGGGCCAGTTCGTTGGTTCACCGAAAACGTACTAAACCCGCTTAACGATCTGTTCTACCAAGCTTGGGATGCAACGATCAACATCGATAACGCCAACAGTTTCGCGGGTCAGGCGTTGAACTTTTGGACAGGAACGGGAACGGGAACCCTTCAAGGGATCATGACTACCTTCGGTAATTGGATCAAGGCGGCAATCGCGAACCCCTTCATTGCGGGGTTCAACGCGGTAATTGGTGCTATTGAAACCTTTATCAACGGCACGATCATCAAAGCGATGAATGATCTAGCGTCTATCTTCTACAGTCTGATTGACGCCGTTGGGCAGGGGGGATCGGATATTGGGCAAAAGTTGAAGGCGTTCGCCAACACACAAATATCCTTTGGTCGGCTTCCAATGTTGGCTAAGGGTGGTATTCTAGGGTCAGGCGCTTTTATGTCAGGTGAACACGGCAAAGAAGTTGGTATGAGCGCCGCACCCTTTGCCATGTTCTCTAACAAATTCGTTAAAGCTATCGATCTGTTCGCGAATACGGTAGCTAAACCAATGCCTATGCCGATTGTAGGGGGTGGAAACTATACGACCAACAACAACCAAGACTCGCAAGTCAACAACTTCTATGGTGTTAACGGTACTGACGACGCCGCACGGCGGATCGCTATGATGCGTGCATTTAGATAAGGTGGTTACGATGGACGATGAAAAAACGTTGGGTCAAGTCGGCTTCGAAGCGTACAACGAATCGAAGGGCGGACTCACTTACGATAACAAACCGATCCCCCCTTGGGCGGAACTGCCAGCCGACGTAAAGGCGGCATGGGAAGCGGCGGCGGGTGCGATTTGTGATTACTACGATCCCGAAGGCGAATTGATCGATGCCGAATTCTTAGCCGAACCCAACGACTCAGACGACGCCGAAGGGTAAGAAATAGGCAAAAGCCTAGCAAACAAACGATTCTAGCGGGGGTATTGGGGTGATGGTCATCAAAACCCCTTTACCCCCGTTTTCGTTGGAATATGAAGCTATTTCGGGGGTGTTTATGAGTCTGGCAAATTATCAGATCGCTTTTATAAGTTGTCGCACCGGGTTGGTTCAATCCATCCTTGACCCATCGGCGGTGGACGATTTGCGCTATTCACGGGTATTAGATGACATTGGCAGCGTTGCGCTAACGTTGCCAGTATCCAACCCATACGCGCAACAAATCCTTGAAGCCGGGTTAGACAGTGTGCTTGACGATTTCATTGAAATTTATCGCACCGACCCGGTGAACGGTGGGTTGATTAAAGAAGATACCTATCTTTTACGCTTGGTTCACCAGTTTGCCGAAGGTGATTTAGAACGGGTTGCGCTAGGTGGATACTCGCTTAACCACCTGTTGGCGCGGCGGTTGGTTGACCCTGTAACCGATCCATTCCAAGCGGGTGGTTATTCAACCAAGGCGGGGTTGGCGTCAAGCATTATGCGGGAATACGTGATCCAACAGGCGGGGCCGGGGGCGGGGTCAAGGGCGTTCCCCAACTTCAACGTTCCCGCGCTTGGGGATTTCGGAACATCGGCGGGTCGGCGCTTACGCTATGAAGTTCTTCTAGAAGTTCTTCAAGGATTATCACTATCGAATGATTGTGATTTCATCGTTGAACGCAGCACAGGAAACACGTTGAATTGCAACATTATGAACATCGGCGCGGATCGTCGGTATTCCATCAATTACCCGCAACGCGATCCCTATGTGATTATTGACCCCAAGCGCGGCAATCTGGCAAACCCTAGCCTTTTGTATGATCGCAAGGATGAACGCAACTTCATGTATGCACAGGGTCAGGGGCAAGGGACGAACCGCAAGCTTCTAAAACTACCGGGTGCGGGGGTGAACGACTCCCCGTACAACACCATTGAATTCCTTGAAGATGTGCGATCCGCCGAGAAAGCCGACGCCCTGACCCTGTACACCCAAGGCAAGGTTTCGTTGCGGGAAAACGAACCCAAGCGGGCGTTCACCTTCGAATTGACAGGCAGCGATCCGGGGAACACATACCGTAACGATTGGGATATAGGGGACATTATCACCGCGCAATGGGGTGGTTTCGTGCTAGACTTGCGGTTAACTAGCGTTGAAATATCGGTAACGGCGGGCGGTGAATCTATCTCACCAAAGGTGACCACCATATGAGTCAAGTTGTTGATTATGTATACGAAACCCTGAACGCCGAGTTGAAACAACAGGCGCGTTTCATCCGTGAAACACGCAAGCAATCGGAACGATCCGAAACGGCGGGTGGGGTTGCGTCTAGTACCCTAGCCGATGCACCCCTAGCCGTTGACGGTGGTATGTCGGGGGGTGATCTGCTATGGATCACGGATGGCAGAAAACCCGCCGAAGGTGCGGGTGCGGGAACCGGGGTTCTGGCGTGTTACAACCCCGCAACCGATCAATGGTTGAATGTTAGCGATTATTCGGCGGTGGTGGTATGACCATAGAAACCCAACTTGGGGATGTTCACCAGATAATTACCGTTGACGGTAAAACCCTAACGGTTCCCGATGGCGAAACCGTGTTCAAAGCTTATGGGAACTACGGCGCACCACCCACCGAATGGATTACGCGGCGGGGGTACAAACAACACGGTGTTACCGAACTCGATTACACCCTGACCCCCCGCACGGTTAGCATTGCTTTGTACCGTTCGGGTGCTTGTTCACGTCCCCTTTATTGGCAATACCGCGCCGAACTGCACGATCTGTTGCGCCCCAACCGGGGTGGTGCAATGACGTTAGTGATCCGTGAAGCCGGGGGGAATAAGCGGGCGTTAAGGGTGCGAGCAAACCCCGGTGCGATCTTTGCGCCACAGGGTGATACCAACAATTGGAACATCGATGAACCCATTGATTTGATCGCGTTCGATCCGATCTGGTTTGACCCGACCACCGTTTCGGCGGATGTGTCATTGACTGTTGACTCTAACTTGATCTTCCCTATCACGTTCCCTATTCAGTTCGGGATCAATGGGGCGCAATACAACTACGCAATCACTTACGCGGGGACGTGGGAGTCGTTTCCTGTGCTAACCCTGACCGGGCCATACACAAGCGCCAGCATTGAGAACCTAGCAACAGGGGTGAAGATCGAACTATTGCAAGGGATTAGCGCGGGGGAAACCCGAATAATCACCCTGACCCCCGGATCGCAAAGCATTGTAGATGGGTCGGGGGTCAACAAATTTAGTGATTTGTCCCCCGGTGCGAACTTGATCGAATTCGCAATCCAACCCGATCCCATCGTCCCCGGTGGGGTGCAAACGATCCGCGCTTTGCTGCAAGGAACACAGGTTTACATGGGGTCGGGGTGGAAAGTTGCGAGTCAACTACTCGCGCCGAACCGATGGTATAGGGTAGACGACGCCACCACCACCGCAATAGACGTGGGTTCGGATAATGCTAGTGGAACGTACCAAGGCGGGTATACACAGGGTGTTGCGGGTGCAATCCCCGCCGATAGCAATACCGCCGTGACTCTGAACGGCACAACGGGAACAATCGCGATCCCCTCCCTGCCAATTCAGGGGATAAGTTGGACGTTGAACGGTTGGTTGAAGGTGGCGAGTCTCGCGGGTGTACCCGTGTTATTCGGCTTGTTCGGTGGCGCGGGTGCATACCAACAACTTAGCTTTGGGGTCACCGCCTTGGGTGCGTTAACGGCGGACTTCGGCGGCGGTACGGTGTTTTCATCGGCTAACGGGTTATTCGCAACAGGTGCGTTCCGTATGATCACCCTAACTTATGACCATCCAACGGGTCAATTGAAGGGGTACATAAACAAGGTTCAGGTGCTTACCGCAACGGCGGGTGATTTCGCGGCGGCTGCACCTGTGACATATATAGGGAGCTTCAACGCCGCTAGTGGGTGGGTGAACGGGCAAGTGGACGAACCGCAAGCTTGGATTGGTCGGGCATTAACGGCGGCGGAAATCGCAACCGAATATGATAGCCGAACAGTAGCGAGTCGCACCTTTTCGCCGTCAACGTTTCACATCGATTTCAATACACGATTCTATGCTATCTAGCGTTGTCGGGCGTCTTTACCGTAAAGAATTCGGTTCTGCTTAACCGTAATAGCGCATTGAGACAAGGAGCGAAAATCACTACGCTTAATCGAAACGCTTCTATAGCGTTTCCCAGAGTCTAAGACACAAACTAAGCGCACCCCCCTAGTTTTAATGTTCATAACATTCAACAAACTAGGGAGTTGTATTAACCATTTGTCTATACCCCTAATCCAAATTGACCCGTCTTTGCCTACACTACCATCACCATCGATAGCACCCGACAGGAACGCCGCTTGTTGGTCAATTGGTGAGTTGTAGATAAATCTAGGAATGCTTGATTTCTTATTGCAGTTATCGAATAACCACCGGGAGAACATCGAAGAATATACACTTACGACGAATTGCGGTTTTTCGCCCAATCTCCCCACGCTATTACGCGACTCCGAAAGTTTGGGGTTTAATCCAATCGTCTTAAAGCACACAAATAGCTTGTTGGTATATTCCGGTGTAGTGCTTGACAAGATAAATGCGGTTGGCGAATGCCCTACGTAAGCATTAGCTATATGACCATCAGTGAGATAAGCGCCGATGATATATGCTAATTCAACGGAGGGATGATCGAATGCCCAATAGTTTTTTATGCCGCGCCCGATCTGCATATCTAACTCTTTGATAAGACGGCAGACCGTTTTTCTTGAGATGTTGTATTTACAGGCAATATCCCCCTGCGTGTAAAGATGTGAATTGAGATCGTCTATAATAGCTTTACGAGTTTCGTCTAGCATAATGCACCTCTTATGTCTCAATTATAGCATAAGTAGATTGGAGAACCAATGACTCAGATAAGTTATCCTTGGGTAGGAACCGCCACCGGGGACGCCGGGCCATACTCAGCCGATACATGGGCGCACCTATGTTAACCGTCAAGCAAAATTCCCCAACGGGTCAATCTGTGATTCTATCGGCGGGTGCTGCAATGGTTGACGGTACGGTGTACACCAATAGCGCCGATCTTGTCCTAGCGGTTGCCGCCAACGGTGCGGGTAACCCGCGTATTGACACGGTGGTGTTGCGCAAAGATTGGGCAGCGCAAACCATCCGCGCCGTTGTCAAACAAGGAACCCCCGCCGCTTCACCAGTTCCACCGGGGTTAACCCAATCACAGGGGGTCACTTGGGAGATACCCTTGGGTGATCTGACCCTTGCATCGGCATACACCACGATTGCAACCGCGCAAATCGTGAACCGATTGAACTATAAAAATGTGTCCCCGATGCAAGTTATTGATAATTGCCAGAACGCCAGCGGGATCACCGTGAATCCGGGTGACGTGGGTGTGTTTGCCACCGTCAGCCGACAGATCACCACGTCGGTGAACAAGGGCGCACCTGTGGCGGGTGTTTGGATGGATCGGGTTGTCAACGGTGGTTATGGTCGTTTGCTTCGGCGCGGCATTTACCCGGTGCGGATGGGTGCGGCGGTGGCGGCGATCAACTCAGTGGTCATTCATGATGCTAACTTTGTCGCGGCGGTTCCTGCGGCGGGTTCGTCCCTTCATGGTGCATTCGCCGTGACTCTCGAAACCACAGGTGGTGCGGGGTTATGCCTGTGCTATGTGGACGTGACCACACCCCACCCCAAGGCAACCGTGCGGGGAAACTATCAAACCCCCGCCGATATAACTAGTTCATCCGTCACATTTGTTGATATTGATGGCACGAACCTAAAATTGACCATCAACACCAACACCGGGCGGGTGTTGACCCGGTTCAGATTGCCGATCTATTTCGGGCATGGTGTAGGAACGGGATCGATTTGTTTTAACATTATGCGGGATGGAACCACCCTAGCCACCGCCGACGCCAACGGGTTACACATCTACAATTCTGGTGACTCAACAGGCAGCACCGCCAACCAAGCGACTACCCAAATAATCGAGTATGTTTGGGATGGCTTAACCACAGGTCAACATACATTTACCGTGCAATGGCGTGCATTGCTAGGAACCGCAACCGCACCCGTTATGGGCGTGCGGCGCTACGATCAACTAAGTGGACACACGGCGTTTATGGTAGCAGAGGAACTAGACGCATAACGCAAGGTGTTGTAATCTGCCTATGTAAGTCAATCTATAAGGGAACTTTCAAATGGAAAACTT